TATTACTTCAATAATAATTGCATTGTATGAAAAAATTAGGATATTTCGGATTATTTATTTATCTACTATTTATTTCATGTTCAGAAGAACGTTATGAATTAGTAATAAAGAAGGCAGATAATAATGTAAATGCAAAAATGCTTTTAGAAGAAGATTTTATTCATTCTTTGGATACAACTGTCTATGAAATGTCTTCTATGGATGATTTGACAAATGCACTGGATTGTTATCTTTCTAATTTGGGACTTGAATTTGATGATGAAGATTCTTTGGAGAATGAACCTTGGCCTATAGCATCAACAACACAATTTCTTTATTGGGGAGATGGTACTTTTACCGATTATGAACCTACTGCAAAATGGATTTCAGTTCAATTTTCGCAAGAGTTGGCAAAATATATTAATGATACCCATAAGACGTTTCCTGCAAGACCAGAATGGAATATAAATCCTAAAAAGAAATACTGGTGTAAATGGAGATATCAAGAAATAGGTATAAGTTTAAGGGAAGGAGAACTTTTTGGGCCACGTCCAAATGATGAACTATGTGGTTTAAAACCAGAAACAAAAGATGAATTAGATATGACAAAAAGAGGATATCGTGCAATAAGTTCAAGTAAAAATTATCGAATATTACATACTTCTGTCTTGGAAATCGTTGGAGAAAATTGGAAAGGCGGAGTTGCATATTCTAGTTATTATGTGCCAAATCCGTATGATAATCATCGTCAGGGGTTTCGTTATCAATATGCAATTAGAAATCCTTGATAGTAATAATTTATGGATTATAATATGTTCTTAATAATGATAATTGAAATGTAATTTCTTTAATGCAAAAATTATATTTCAACAATAATATTAGTCGTTTGATAATAATTATAATGTATTTAATATGAAAATAATGTTTTGTAAAATTATGTTTATGATTTTGTTGGGAGTTACTGCAAACGCTCAAGTAAATTATAAACCTGCTTCTTCTGGGTTTTTAATAGGAGAAAGTAAGTATACTCCTTTAATATTTGGAAATAATAAATTCCGAATGGAACACTCTGGTAAATTCTTTAAGATTTATATTCCTTCTCCAAATCCTAATAGTGGAGAATATACATTTGCTATTAATGACAATGGTTATATCGGTATTGGTAAACAACCATATTATGATGTCAAGCTTGATGTCGCGGGGAATATTGCCTGTGGAGGAACGTATATTTGCTATGTGACAGATCACCCTTATAGTATTAGGAAAGCGATTGAAAATCCCTATAACATGATATTATCTCTATCTGGTAAATCGTATATTAAAAATACTAATTCATTAACAAACAATACATCTCAATTAGCCATAGAAGAAAGATATGAGTATGGGTTTATTGCGCAAGAAATGGAAAAAGTAATGCCTTCTTTAGTTTTTGCAGGTGAGAATGGTTATAAATCAGTTGATTATTTAGGAGTAGTACCAGTACTAGTTGAAGCAGTAAAGGAACAAAAAAAACTAATAAATAGTCAATCAGAGAGAATTGATGAGGTACTGAATGAATTAAATAAATTGGATAAAACCAAAAGTTGTAAATTAAAAATTGACAATTTAGATAATTGTGTTAATTTTAAATATCATCTCAATTCAGAAGTCGTTAATTCCTCAATTAATATATATACAATAAATGGGGTGCTGGTTAAACAGATAAATTTGAAGTCAGATTCAGGAATAGAGTTGATATATAAACACGAGATTCCATCTGGAATTTATTTTTATAATTTTATATGTGATGATATTAAAGTGTACTCTGGATCTTTAAGTATTTAATTATATAATATAGAATATGAATCGAATTATAATAATTATGTTTATGGCAATATTTGTATTGTCAAATAAAGCTAAATCGCAGGTTATTTATGATAACAATGGCTTAGTGTTGGGAAGAGATACCTTTACTTCATGTGCTATAGGTGATACATGGTGTATTGAATATTATGATGAAGGTTTTAATGTCTTTCGTCCATGGCCGTTGTCTAATTATGGAAACTATAAATTTTTTATAGATAAAACAGGGAAGGTTGGTATACATAAAAAACCTTCGTACCAATTGGATGTAAAGGGTAGTGTTTCTTGTCTTGGCCGATTTTTATTAACTTCAGATGTTAGATATAAGTCTGAAATAACAGAACTTTCAAATTGCTTATCTAAGCTTCAAAAACTAAACGGTAAACAATATCAGAAGCTAGTTATTAAAGGTGGTGGTAGTGGTGAGGAATTTGAAAAGATGAAAGAAATTGGGAAAATTCCAAAAGATGCGCAGAATATTAATTCAGAAAATGATATTTATAGAAATGAATTGGGCGTTTTGGCTAATGAAATTAAAGAAATATTCCCAGAATTGGTTTTTGAAGATATGGATGGTGTACTTTCAGTCAATTATATGGGGTTAATTCCTGTATTAGTGAATGCAATGAAAGAACAAAATCTCAAAATTAAGAATCAAAATATGAAAATAGATAATCTTAGGCTTAATATAGTTGAATACATAAAACAAAGAAATAATGAATAAAATAATTATATTTATAATTGTAGTGCTAGGTGGGAATATACAAGTCTTTTCTCAAAATTATGGAGTACTACATAATTTAGGTAGTAATAACTATGCTCTTCAAAATGTAAATTTGACTAATAATACTTATGATTATGGAGTTCAGCGAATTATACATGATCTTAAAATAGGTTCCAATGTCGTTACAGGAATTCCTAATGGCATTGTGACAATGAGTCCAACATGTAGATTTACGGCTCAAATACAGAATGAACTATCTTTACAATCGGGCATTAACTTTAGTCGGGATGCTTTCATGCAAATTAAGCATGGTAACAAAGTAATTATGGAAGTCAATAAAAATTCTAATACTTACATTGATGGAGTTAAGTTTGCATCAGATATTTATATATTTAACAAAGAAGGCGGTGGATCTAAAGTTAAAGTGCATCAAACTAATTTTACGATACTAGGAACACCTCAGTATCAAAATAATGAAATATTGGGTTTTACAATGTTAAGTCCGAAATATTATCTCCCAACATTGGCCGTAGCTCCATATCATGTTTTTTTGGGAGGTACAAATTATCACTTTGAAAGTGATAAAACGATAACATTACAAGTAACAGGACTTGTACAAACATCTGGAACTTATCTTTCAACTTCAGATGAGAGGTTAAAAAGAAATGTAAAAGATATAGCTGCTAGATCCTTTGCTCTATATAATTTGAATTCTAGTGTAATTTCGAATAGTACTTTAGCTACAAAATTATCAAAATCTGAATTGCAAAATGAATTTATTATTTCACCCAAAGATCTCGAAACTTATTTTCCCGAACTTGTAGTTAGTAAAAATGGTGATATGATAGGTGTGGATTATATAGGGCTAATTCCTATTCTTATAGAAGCTTTAAAACAGCAACAAATTGATTTGCTTGAGAATGATAAGCTTATAGAGATGCTAGAAGATAAATTTGCAAGTATAAAAGAAAATACAAATTAATAGTATGAATATGTATTTTTGAGTTTAAAATAAAGAAAAAGCCATGATGTTATCATGGCTTTTTTGTAATCTTGTATATTGTTGTTTATTGTAAATTTAGTATTTCTCTTGTTTGATTATAATATATATTAATGTTATTCGTTCTTATTTGTGTCAGTTATATTCTAAATTTAAAAGTTTAATATTATGAAAGAGATTGTGATTAGATGTTTCGTGTTCTCGCTTATGTTTGTATCTTGTACTCCGGATTGTAGTGAAGACGATTCTTATGGTATTTATGAAATTGAAATTGCACAAGCTGGAGATTTTGAAAAATTTGAACTTCATTCAAGTTTAAGTGCTCAAGAAGGTGATGGTAGTTTAATCTACTCAGAAGAAGGTAAGTCTAAAGGTGTTTTTTATTCTTTTGATGAAACGGATTTGAAAAAGGAAAAAATTCGTTTTTATACAGCCAAAAAGTCTTGGGGGTTATTATTCACATCTTCAACATTAAAAATTAATGAGATTGAAAAGGATTCTATGCAGTTATTCATAACAGGATATTACAATGGAAGAAAAATATTGGAAAAAATGCATACATTTTATTCTTATTCATCAGATGAGTTATATCAAGAAATTGTTACCGATAATGCATTGTCTATACAATTAAGAGATTATAGATGATTATTGGTTATAAGAAGAATGATCTACTTAAAGCCGAATCCAAAGTTAAAAGGATTCGGCTTATACAACTCCGATAAATTGAATAATTGGCTGAAATAAACTTTCATTTATTATACCATGATTAACCTAGGTACGTAGTTCTCTTTTAAAATTCTTTGTAGATCAGATTCTTTATAAATAGTTTTACCACAAATTAGTATATAAGGTATTTGTCTCATATCCCGATATTCTTGTAAAGTTCTTTTGCTGATATTGAGTAGTTTGCATACTTCGGAGCCACTTAAATAGCGTTCTCCGTTTATAGATGGTTTATTGTTTGATATCACTTGTTCTATTGTTTCAGCAAGATGATCTAAACCGATAAGTAACTCTGTGCAGGCTTCTTTTGTGATTAACTCCATCTTATTTGTTTTGTAATTATGAAAGTATGTTTTTCTCTGAAATGAGTTTTTCTACATCTTCAGATCGATAATAGATTTTTCGTCCAATCACAGAATATCCAAGTATGCCTCTTTGTCTATAATTCTGTAAAGTACGAGAACTTATCCCTAGAGATTGAGCCAGCACTGTGTTCTCAATCCATTTTTCGCCAGGGAAATCAGGATTCTTGTTTGTTAAGCAACTATTATCGATAAGATTTGATAGTTCTCTGATTTTCAGTTCAAGTGACTCTAGTAAGCCTTTCTCTATTATTATATATTCCATCGTAGTTATTATCTTCTCTGGATAAGATTAGGGTGAAATGCAGTCATGTAGGGGAGGAATAGTCTATTTTTTTGATAAGATTTTATGTGAGGATTGGATTAACACATAATAAATATAAAAATTTTATTCACCTCTTTTACCAACAGCTGTATGATTTTACACAAGCCATGGATTTCTATATGGATCGTAGTTTGTTTGAAAGTTTAAAAGCTGCCAATCCATAACAGGCCTTTTGTCTTCTGATAATTTTCGGGGTATTTGTGGATTTAGCTTTAGCTTGGCGGCATCTGATAGCCATTTCATCGATATTTCATAATCTTTAATGCGAACTATAGATATGTTATTGGCAGCTATTAGTTTACAGAGCTCATACATCGCTAATCTCACCATGTGTTTTTTTAAATTGAAGTTTCGGGGGTCGTTCACCGACAGATTTCTACCTACTTCTGGGATGTCTGCGTTTGGGTCCAGTTCCGGATAAAAAACTTTTCCTTCAAACACTACATATTCGTGTTCGTTTAATTCATATTCATTGTAGTTCTGATCGTAATCAGCTATTGCTCCCCAGTTTTTTGATTCAAATGGGGTTTGATTATTGTTGAATTCTTCATGAGATATTAGGGTGTAGAAGCTACCTTTATATAGGACTATATCCCATAGGTTATATTTAACTGGTTGCCAGTCTTCGTAAATAGCTTCCAACCAGCCTAAAACTAGGGGGATACGTATATCTCCAAATTTATAACCATTTTCGTGAAGACAGATATAGGCAATTTCATTATAAAGAACTTTGTCTCCTTTATAATAGGTGTCAAATTGAGAGTAGAATTTTGAATTGTCCAGTTCTGCTCCTGTATATTCTTCCCAGTATTCATATGATGTAGGAGCCTTATAGCCGCTTATCGAACGGATCACCTCACAGATCACCCCTTCGTGATAAACATGTGCCCCTACGGGAAACGTGATCCGACGGTCGTATTCGGCGATATATTTTCCCTTGTTCAGTTCCTGTTCTACCTCGTAGTTTTCACTTAGGTATTCTACAAGGCTCATTTCTGCGCTTTCTTCCGCTTGAATAAACCTGTCACCATTTCCTCTCGTCATCTGGGACAGCGCATCGGCTGTTACGACTCCTAGGTAGTCATCGTTGTTCAAAAATCGTCTATACATAGGTTCTAATAATTAAATCCTTCGTTTATTACAGCGGTGGATAATATGCTCACATTCACACCACCCGATTTAAACTTGTACCAGGCGTCACGGAGGTAGTAACAGAGCAGATAGTCCAAGCAGTCTGATAAATGTCCGTAACGCTCGTATTTAACTCCTGTTTTGGGGTCTGTAACCTTGGCCTTGCTTTTGGTGCCGTCCTCGTTACGTAGCTGATAGATTAAATCCTCGGTCAATCGTCGGCAACGGAGGTCAATCATTATTTCCCAGCCGCAATAACCGGAGAAAACTTCGTTGATAAATTCACAACGTGTAGCCTGGGGAGGTTGTTTCTTTAACAGCTTGATTTTCGGTCGGAGTACACCCTTCCCCATCGTGTCCGCGATGATGGTGTAGTTGTTCACACCGTCTTCGCTTGTCGTTGATCGCTGGAGTCCTGCCGGGTCACCGGTCACATCAATGCCGCCTACATGCTTGTCACGGTAAAGTTTGGTTCTCATCTTCCGGGCTAAAGCAGGGGTGTTGTTTTCTTTTTCCTCCGGTTTGCCTAAGACTTCTTCCAGTATGTAAACTTTCTTGTTTTCGTAGTCAATCTGAGCGGTGATGGTTGACATTTGCGGGGCTACGTTGAAGTCCCAAGAGGTAATCAAGGGTCTTGTCGGGTCATAGACACTTTCCTTCAGGTTTGCTATAAGATGTTTTGCTCCGTCGAATTTATTGTAGATTGCCATTGAATTTGCTTCGACAAAATCCCAGTTACCATAAAGGAGCCTTTCTTTTGTTGCCTGATCTCTAATTTTATTAAGGGCGGCTTCATAAGTTTGGCGAAAAGCAATGTTTGGATTGTCAAAGACAGAAAAGGGGACATAGGTTTCTCCATCTCTAGGTGTAACTTTATCGCCATTTTCGTCCTGTACAAACCTTGATCTCACCCAATTTGTCGTAGGATTGGTGGTCATCAACATTCTGGAAGTCTTAAAAGTCTCATGGGTTCTCCAACGTAAGCGGGAAAAAAGAACTTCGATTGCTTTTTCCGATATTTCAGAACATTCATCGACCATGGCCACCGTAAATTCCGAACTTCCAAACCTTTCAAAATTAGGGTCTGACGGAATATCTGCCATTTCTTTCATTATGATAACGCTTTCATTCCAGAAGGTCAATGTCCCTTCTATGTTATTGACTTTGAAGTTGACGTCTTCTTTGAGTCCCCAATCTTTCAGAACACTTTTGATTGTGTTCCAGGTACTTTCTTTCAGGGACTTCAATGTCTTTCGGGCTACGACTGCACGAATATTTTCAAATCGAATGCAACTGCTTATTAGCCAGACACTACCTAAATATGATTTTCCTCCCAAAGAATGTATTCGCCATTAATCGCTACTTAATGACCGCTTTCGCTGCTGTATGTTTCCATACAGGTTAGACTATATCTTCATCCTATAAATAGGGGTCTCCCATTTCCGACCGCTTGGCCGTACTCCTTTCGGATAGTCGTTGAACCTTCCGGTTTACCGGCTTGGCTGCTGATTGTCTTCAACTTAAAATGTTAAGAGTTTCCAGCAATTAAAGAGATTGTTTTCTATACATTACTGCATAGGCTGGCAGAGGTTATTTACCAGCAGCACCACCACCTAAAATTAGTTGTGCGAGATTCTGATTATGACAATGAGTGCATTCCGGTTTGTATTGTGGATTATGGTTTATGTCATAGCCAACCAAGACTTGTTCTATATCGCCTCCACAGACCGGACAGTAATTAGGTTGCAGTAGTTTCCAAAGTTCATACTGGCGAGGTGATGGCTTGAAGTCAATCAGAATGTTTTTTGGGGCTCTTAGTTTGTTTCCTGCCATATTTTATGATTGTATGTAATCCCATGTATATCCATGAATTTTATAAGATTTAGTCAATGCGCCAGAAATTGAACTGGGAGTCACTTTCATATAATTTGCAGCATCAATTACTGTGTTGAAAGTAATGCATATATTCCCATTCGTGCCTTTAACCTTTTTCGCATGTGGGCTTTGTTCCTTTTTTAAGAGACTTGATTTATTTATGTAACATGGAATATCGTTTTCGTCGTAACTGAACATGAATTTCTTGTGAGATACATAATTCTCTTTTTTCATCAAGCACCTTCGTACAGTTCTTCTATCCAGATTTAACTCAGAACACATGGTTCTGATACTTGGCCAAGTATCTAAAAGAACTCCTGCTTTATTAAATCTAAATATTCTTTTATTATTAGGTTGATGCAATTTCATCAATTGTATAAATTGATTCGTGTAGCACTTTGTCAACCCCTTATTCCAAGGAGTAGCTTTACAACTTTCATAAAAGCCTCCTACTTGCACATTTTTCAAAGAGCCTCCTTCATACTCTCTTTTAAACAGCTCTATTAAATTACGTTCAACAAGAATGGCTGTGTTTTCATCGACATCTTTTAAAATACATTCAATACAAGGTCTTTTTTTCTCGGATAAGAGTTCTACAATCCATTTTTCTTTATTGCTAAGAAATAGCTGTTTTCTTTGCTTGGTTTTAGCATCTTTGATATGTGTCATTAACCGGTGGCTTACTGGGTGTTTGGTTATTCCGACATATTTTACTATCAAATCGTTTGGGTCTCTTAGTAGATAAATATTCATCTGCATATTTCGATTATGGTGTACTTTTCTTTACTTAAAATGGCGTTGAGAGCATCTGAGGTCTTCCGTGATTCCAGTACTTTGCCTTTTACGGTATTTTTACCGACAAGGACGCACCCGGAAGAGGACGTTTGATCGTTACCTGAATGGATAAGGATGCCTATGAAATGCGGGACATTGTGCAGGTAAGGCAATACCCGTTTGAATTTGGGGCTGTATTTCATCGTCACCTTGTATGTTCCTGCCGGGATAGCGGTTTCTGCATAGATCTTGCCGGGACATGTACAGGAAATGCCTTTGGGAGTGTTGGGGCAAACTGAAGGAAGTTCCCTTACAGTGTCTTCGATGGTGTTACAGAAGAACTTGCCGTCAATGAATAAATCCCCGATGGTGTATTTGTCACCGAAGAATTTTCTCTTTAGTGTGAGTTTCATATCTTAGATTTATATGTTTACACTAAAGATTAGGAAGATTGGAAGGCGAAGGGGGGAGAAATTGTTTAGAAAGGCATTTAACGGCAATAAAAAGTAAAAGACGACACAGGATTGATATTCTTACCATAAAATGATATTTATCCGCGATAGATATTCTAAATTTGTAATGAGACAACATATTTAGAATAAATTCAAAATAACATGATTATGATAATATCTTTATTCCGCTTGCTTTTTCATCCATTGTTTAAATGGGTCTATAAATATGATTTTGAAAATCTGGAGAATACAATTAAGATACATCGGGAAGTACGTGTCAGGAATGATAAAGAGATACAAGATTTAAAATCGAAATTGGATGGATTCCGTTATTGGGAGAAGAATATGAAGGAGGTCATCAAAGATTATAAGTGGAACAACCTTGCTTTAACTCCCAAAGACGAGATTGTCGTTATCTCTGATAATGGTATTGACATGCGTTCTTTAAATATAGATATTGTTTTGACTAATTTGCGTTTCTGGTATGGGGCAAGATGCTGTAAATTAGGCGCTTCTCCCGGACAAAATGGGCATGTTCTGTATTTGTTAAAGAAAGCTGGAATTGATGATGGGATAGACTCTTCAAACATGGTTACGATTACCGATATACAGTGCTCGGAAAAGAATAATGGATATGGCAGCACCCTGTTGTCTTATTTTATAGAGCGGGCACAGGAACAGCAAATCAAGGTTATAGCTGGCTGGCTGAGTCCTGTTGACCGGGACCGACATGATAAGCTGGAGAGGTTCTATAAACGCTTGCAATTTGATGTTTATTTTCTCCTGGATAGCAATGAAGGGGTTATAATTAGAAAGATAAAATGATGTACGGTGGGCTGTCTATTGTTATCTTTGCACCATCATGGCAAAAGGTTACGCCGATGAAAAGTAACCTGAAATTATATTTAGGTACTGATATGGAAATAAACAGGATACAGATACTCTTTGATAAGTATAGGGATAATTATACATTATCCTGTAAACCGGCGACTGAGAGCCAATTGCATGAATTCCGAAGAAATTGTATGGATTATGGTGTTCCGGCTGAAATAATGGATGAGCTTGTGGCATACTTCAGGATTAATAATAATTTCTTCGAATATTTTGAATGTGACGATATACTAATCTTTGAGTGGTACGAACAGGGCTGCTTATGGCTTGGACAAAGGGATTTATGGACATTTCGCTGCCTTTTAGAGAAGCATAAATATGCGATTGGTGATGCTTCGGAGGATTCATTTGGTGAGGATTATGAATTTGACACCATAGAAGAAATGTTGCAAGCCTTCCTGTCCGGAGAAAAGATATAAAAAAAAGGACCTAAGTCCCTTTCGTTGTGTTTAATGGCAATTTCTCATCTTTCGCCTCAATTCCCGTAATGTATCACTATAAGACCGCTTTACGATATTGCCGTTATAAACAGACTTAGCGTAGAACTTGTTGATATGGGGATTATAGTACAATGTTTGTTATTCCACTTCGGGTCGAACTGTTCGTGTTCGTAGGGTTCCAGTTCTGCCATTATGCGATGAAGAACTTACTGATTTCTCAATCTGACGAATGGCTTTCTGCTTCATGGCTTCCAGTTTAGTGTTGTCGTCTGCCAACTTTTGCATTTTCGCCTGTTTTTTGTCTATTTGTGTGGTCATATCTGCCTGGAAGCCTCCAGTTATTTAATGGAGGCGGTGAATTCACGTTTAGCACTCTCAATTTTTGTTTTGAATGATCTTTTCCAAAATATTGTTTATTTCCTTTGAATGTTTATAAATTTTAATATTTGATATTTTCCTATGGATTGATGTATAGCCTTTAATAACCTCTCCACTAAAGGAATTTATGTTTATACTTAATCTAAATAGCTTTTTCCGGCTACAATTTAGGTATTCAATAATAACTCCGTTTCTTTTGTTTTTTGATATATATTTTTTTATTTCTAGTGGAGTTGTGATCTCAGAAACTTTAGTTGGTGAAACCATATGCAATAATCTCCATGGTAATGTCCTTCTCTTTACCTAAAATAGCGTTCAGAGCGTCTAAAGTGGTTTGTGATTCGTTAATATTAAGTTTTTTTTATTTGGTTTTATGATCTTGTATATGTGAAATATGGTAACAAGCTGATTTTCAGAAGTGTCTCGAGTATATTGTTTTGGCAAAATTATACTATAAAGCTAAATGCTTCCTTTAACTTTGCGATATGTTTAATTAAAAGAAATATTTATGAAAAGAGTTGTTAGTTTATTGTTCGTTTTATTTGTTGTATTATTAAATACTTCATGCTCAGAAGAAGATAATACAAATGAATTAAATCAGTCTACAAATATTATGGGGACTGAAAACTGTCCAATTATAAGTTCACAAGAGGAGCTTGACGCATTATTTTTTACAAATGCGAATATTCCTTTAACAGAACTGGATGATATCTCTGGTATTGATTCGCCAATAACAAAAGCTGATGATGCTAATTTTTTAACAGCAGAATCATATACAAGAAAGTACACATTCATGAAGGAACAAAAAGCTACATTTAGTACCGAATATGCAGAAATGATAGGAGTACTCCCCGGGGTAATTTATTTTGTAAGGATTGATAAATATGAAATAGATATTAAAACTGGAGGTAAACAACTTTTTAAACGGACCTCTCCGAATTGCGGAGCAAAACCTTTAGTAGATAAATATGGAAATGAATCAAGTGATTTTAAAACTCTAGGATATAGGGTAGTAAGAGAGGGGAATCCTACTACGTTATCTACACATCTATATTATATATCAGGAACTTTTGGAGGATCTGCGACAAGAAAATGGTATCCAATATCTCCTGATTTGTTGAAATGGGATTATATTTTATTTTAATCAATTTGATATATAAGTACTTACGTTATGAAAGCAAATTTATTACTGTTATTATTGATTTGTATATTCTTCTCATGCCAAAAAGAGAATATAATTGTAGAGCAGAAACAAACAGGAAATCCTCAGATTATTAATATCACAGAGGAAATGAGAGAAAAAGCAGGTGATATTGTATATGATGAAAGTAACATGGATCAGTTATTTTTACATATGGATTCTGTTCTTGAGAAAGAGTTGGCAAATAAAGGATATAGGAAAGCTATTGAAAAGCCCAATATAATTCAAACTAAAGTTCATGTTGAAAATCGCTCTTATGTTTCTCATTATACAGATATTTATCATATGGTTGAAAGTGAAAAGTGGGTGAAAATAAATTTTTACAATGAATTAGCAGATGAAGTAAATAGACAGTGGAGTGGAGTTGTTAATAATCAAGTAGAAAGAGGAAAAACCTACTTTTGCACATGGAGATATTATGAAGCAGTTGCAAAGTTAGCCGATAACGAATATTTTGGTGCAAAGAAGTCCCGTTTATGTGGATTAAAACCTTCAAGTCGTTATCAATTACGGCAATGTCTTCGAGATTATGAGAGCTATGAAAGCCCAAGTGATCCTAATACAACACTTATGCTGACATATATCCTACAGATTGTTTGCCGTGATGTAAATGGTCCAACTCAACTACATGAAAATTTCTATTATCCCGCACCTGGTTCTGGCTATGTTTTTGAATATTCGGTATTAGTCATGTAAATTCATTAGGGAGTTATTACATAAAACTAATGATTGGATTAATATAAAATTCATACTATTTACCCTATTATTCCTTTTGTTTGTTGTTTTAACATAAAACTATAGTTTGAAAAATTAAATATTTATGAGAAAAGTAATTAGTATTTATTTCTTTTTGATATTCATGATTGCTTGTACAGAAGAAAGGCAAGAATATCAAGAAATGAAAGGTGTGGGTGGTGTCTTGTCGGTCGAAGATAGTGATATTCCAAGGATTAATATATTTGATGAATCTGAAACGAGAGATTTTATCGATCGAACAAATAATCAAAGTATAATACCCAAAACAGTAACTAATGTTACTGGATATTCTCGAAGAATAGTTAGAAAGAGCTATCCAAAAATGAAATTTTATAAAGCTGATGCAGATAAGATAGGAGTAGATCCAGATAGGATTTATTCAGTAGAATTTCTTACAATAGAAAAAGATATTAATACTAATGGTAAAGATTTTTATACCTACGAATCTCCCTTATGTGGAGGAACTCCTTATACTAATGGTCAAGGAGAGGAAATATCTAATTTTGATCGTATGGGTTATAAAGTTGTATCTAATAGTCCAGCTATTTTTTCAACTCATTTAATATATGTAGATTGTATATATCCCCAAGGTACGCCAATCAAAAGATATTATCCTCGTGATCCAGCCGTTTTACAATGGAATTATATTCTCTACTAGTAAATCACATAAAAATTATAAATAATTACGGAAATAAGGAACTACAAGTCTTACATGGCTTGTAGTTTTTTTATTTGAATGGCTTAATTTTATTTCATATATATATATTCTGAATATTTGATCCGTACATAGGGATTGTCACTTCTGACGGACTGATGTATGACTTTTAACCCCCATCTCCACCAAAGGAACCGATGCTTATATTCGACCCATATTGCCTGATGCAAGTTTACAGGGAGGACTATTGTTCCTTTCATTGTGTCATTTTCAATAATACAGTTTAGTGTTAAGTGTGGATTTTTCATTTTGACAGTGGAAATAAACTGTGAGATAGTATCACGTAGGATTAAGGTATCTCTAATTTCGGCTTGGATTGGAGCATTGACTATAATATTTTGTTTAGCAGTTGCTTCAAGATCTTTTATCCGGATTCCCATTTTCTTGATTAACTTGGCATCTTCTGTCCTGTATTGTTTATATTCATCAAGTGTAAATCTGAGAGTCTTCACGTCGATTGCCATAGTAGATGAATCGATCTGAATCCTTTTGATGTCAGACAGTAATGTATTTGTGTTTTGTTGGTATTTGTCCCTTTCTGTGGTAATCTTATCAACTTTTCTTTTTAAAAAGAAACAAGATAAACACAGAATGCAGACAAATACCAATAATAGTTGACTAAATTTACTCATCTACCTTTACCGAACAAGATGGGATGAACCAAACATATTCCCCAAGAATAGGACTTTCAGAGAGACGAATCATATAGCCTTTGTATTTTCGGCGGCTATAATTTAAATCTTCAATGATAACTCCTTTCTTTTCAACGAGATCATCTAGTTTCATTTTGGATAATTCCTCAGACGGGACAATAACAACACTACTTCCTTCTTTGATCATACTTTTAGTTTTTATTGATTTTGTTTTATTAAATAGTAATTGAAATTCATCTTTTCTGCGTTTTTCAATTGACGGTACAATTTTTCCATTGAACATTCGAAACGAGATATATTCATGATAAATATCACGGTCACCAGTTTCTAGTTTCTGTATTAATTTACTTTTTAGTCGCTTCCCATATCCCAGTAGTCTATTTTCTCCTACATTATATGCTAATACACCTAAAATCAAAGAATCTTTCCCGAAACGGCGGAATACACTACATTTCTGACGTAAATCTTGTCTCAACAAAGAATCGGCAAATGTTTCAGAAATATTTGCTCCAATTGCTTCTCCAGGCAATAACCGGTGTCCATACCCAATGTATGGGTGATTCTTCGCAGAATGCCAACCTTCATATTTCTTTATACAATCTACTGCATCATCAAATAGGTCTGTTTCCTTGATTTCGATTGAATCGGGTACACATAGATTTGTAGTTTGTAAGGGACAAAAAATTAAGATTGATATTATAAATTTCTTTTTCAACCTTTATTCTTTAATAGTTCTTTGATATCAGACCTCATTTCGCGTAGATCGGTTTGCATGGATGTAAACTGCTGCATCGTAGTTTCGTAGACAACTTTATCTAGTTTAATAGCATCTATTTTGTCGTATTGATCTTCTATTTTGACTTCTAGTGTAATACACCTGTTAGATAGCTCAACAATCCGGCTGGTATTGTTGACATGTTGAACATACATTGTAACGATAAAAGAGGTAATGATTATCAATGATCTAAAATTGTTTTCTATAAATTCTTTCACTTGTATCATGGGTTAGTTATTAAAATTGAATATGCATCTGAAATCGCATGTATCATTTTGATGGCAACCTCGCTGTCTGTTAATCCGTAAATCACCAGGTTAATAATGATAAGTATATATATTGCTCTTTCTATAGTCTTACGACTGATGTTTATCTTCATGTTGTTTTTCATCTGAGGATGGTACTATTACATTAAAGATGATACCATTATCCCCTTCAATCCGTAACTTCGATTCCTGCGTGTGTTTAATTGGATATATATCCATCAAAGCTTTAGCTGCATTTACCGAAACTGCTCTCAATGGGGCAGGAGATAGATCGACACCAAATTTATCGGTATATTTAGATGACGCTGTTTCTTCCATAACCGATTTTAGCGTTTCTGTAATTTGGAGTTTTGTGGCCAGCGCTTCCGTTTCTTGTTGTAACTGATTAGCCAAATCCTTAATGTGTGCTAAGATTTGAGGTTTACATAGCAACCGTCTGCTTTCTATAGGAATACTTTTTACATTGCTTCCAAAAACTTCTTTATAGCATTTCTGATCTTGTCCGGCAAACTTGCTGCCTCCAAATACAAATAAATTGCAGAACTCTTCTTCTGCATCAGTAAGTTTTTTATTTTCATTATTTTTCATACGTACTTGCTCTATTGAAAAGAAGCCTGGAAATAATACCAAGCTTCCTTTGTTTCTTTATTAAAGAATAGGGGGATTAGGAGACACGGGTTTTATGAAATCTGCATTTTGAGCTATTAACTTTTCCATTAATGCCTGATAGAATACGTCTGCCAAACTATTAGCACATGCTTCTGCATCTGCAAGAGAATTAATAAGTCGCATATTAAAGGCTATATTGAGATCATACCCCGAAATTGTAGCCATGAGCTCATTCCCATCAAAAGAAAGTACTCCATAGTTCATTCGATCAGTCATTTTGAAAGAAACAGTTTCTTCCTTTTTTTTCAGATTATCTTTTTCCATAATCTAAATTTTAAAATGTACCCTTGTCTTTTCCTTTTTTTGTAAAGCCGTATCACTACAACTTGTATTGTTACGTAGACGATTAGAACATACGACTGCAATATTCAAAGTCGCCGTCACGTCGGCATCGGCATCATGAGCGTCATCCAACTCGATACCCAATCTTTCCGCAATAAGCTCTAACTTGTAGGATATCATCGTCGGGTCACTGGCGAAAGTGAGACGTCCCAGGTCTATTGTATCCAGATATTTCGGTTGAAAATTTCCATAGAAATCAATAGTTCCCGCGAATACCTTCTCGAACTCCTTTGTTAGTCCGGCATAGTTCATCAATTGTTGAATAAAACCGATATCAAATGTGATGTTTTGTCCTATAATGATGGGCTTTGTCTGCTTTCCTTTAGAGAGGGTACATCGCCTGCCAAACTCGATAACCTCTGATGCAATGCCTTTTAGATCGACTCCTTGTGATCTTAGCATGTCCATTGTAATGGCTGAATAGGTCAGTGCCGCTTCTTCGTACACCATTGAAATACCGGACGCTTCCTCTTCCAATTTGTGTTTATTCTTTAGCACTTTTCGTTTAACTGTGGTGCCGAACTCCTGTTTGTTATACGGTGCAAAGTATTTCACGTATCTGTCTATCACCTCCCAGGTGTCTAACCTAACACCCTGCATTGCGATCTGGGTACAAGCATTCTTTGTACAATCCAGTCCGGATGTTTCGAAATCCAAAACTATTCCTGTATAAATCCGAGGTTCTATTTTTGGTGCTGACATAGTTGTAGTTTGTTTATTTCATGAATAATACTTGCTTTAAAATTTTCTAGTGAACCATTGTTGTAAATGATAGAATCGAAATAATGGTCAGGTAGTTTTTTTCGCGCTTTGTCACGTAGAACCCTTTCTTTCTCTATCCCTCTTTGATGCAATGCACTTGGATTACATTTGATGGCAATTGCAATTACTGAGTAACGGTCACTATACTTCTGTTTAAGCATTTCCAATCCATCTTCGTCAATGACATAGCTACATAAACTCTTTTGTGGAACTTGGGAATGTAATGCGAAATAATCATATCCACCGAACCGAGTAAAAGCCAGCATTTCTTTTTTGGGGGGCTTAAACTTTTTGGTAATAAAATGATGGTCTTCTCCTTCAATCTCACCCGAGCGAATAGGTCTTGTTGTGTAAGATACTATTACTGGGATATTCAATTCATTTTTCAGAAACTTCGCTGCATAGGTTTTGCCTGAACCTGAAGCTCCGATAATGGCAATAATGATTGGTCTCACGTTTGAATATTATACATTGAATAATAGCGATGTTTTATAATTCTGTAGATTGTTGACACCTGTATATTCGCTATACTTGACTATACAGGTGGTAATAATCATTTTGCCCTTCAAATTGTTGATTTCACTTTTGTGGGCGGCGTAGAAGTCATTCCAGATGACCAGTTCCATCAAGTCATTGTTTTGCTGCAATTTTATTTTGCAGAATTTCTTCTTTTCACCGGTTGTCTTGTCTTTGTATGAAATTTCACTGAGTTCCGCCACCGTAGCACAAACGGCGATGCGCTTGCCTTCGTTGTCCGGTGATAAGGCATCTCGGAGCGACATATAGGAGGCTTTGCCTCGTATTTTGTCCTTGGTATCCGAGTTGTCATAGATGCGGCGGTAGTCAACTGAACCGATGCCAGAGATGGCTACCTGTTGCATCTGCCAGAAATAATGCTTGTCCGTGAGATCGGCTGGAAAGTCCGTGTCCGAGAGTTTGAAGCCCAGTTCCTTTGCTGCACGTTCTAAAAGCGAATGCCTTTCCATCACTGCTTTCACATTTTCAATGCGGTCAAAGCATCCGGTCATTATCAGGTTACGAACATGAAGGGCGGTTACCGGTACACGGGTGGCTTCCTGCTCGCTGTCTGGATCATCCCAATACTGGTATTTCTTCAATTTATACTTGAAAATGCGGTGGATGAAATTCTCAACTGAAGTAAAAAGGCCGTTTTTCTCTCTTTCGGCAATGATGTATTCTACGGATTTACCACCTAACATTTTGATTCTTGATAAAGACCAGAATATTTCGTCCGTCTCATAATCGGTAAAGAACTTGATACCGGATACGTTCACATCAGGTGGTACAATCTTTGCCGTGGAACATTGTTCCATTTCCGACATAATGGCAGGGATTTCCTTATCGTCTGCCCACTGGAGGGCTACGGTATAAAATGCCGTGGCGTAATTAGCTTTCAGATAAGCCCCTACATAGGCTGTAATGGCGTATGCCGTGGCGTGCGACTTATTAAATAGGTAAGAACCAGATAGTTGTATAATATTCCAAATCTGTTCAGCATCCTCATTGGGACATCCGTTGGATTTTGCACCTTCCATAAATCGCTCTTGCATGGTGTGAATTTGGTCCGTTTTCTTTTTTGAAATCAGCTTTACCAGCTTCACACCATCTCCCAGTGAGAATCCGCCAACCGTACAAACTAACAGTGATACCTGTTCCTGATACACAATTAAACCATAGGTGTCTTTTAGAGCCTCATACGTCCCCCAAAGATAAACCGGGGCTACATCGCCACGCTTACAGTCGAGATACTTTTCTGCTGACCCGGATTCCAGTGTAGCCGGACGATATAATGCCGCTGCTGCAATCAGGTCATTAATATGATCCGGTTGCATATCCATCAGGAACTTGGTCATACCACGGGACGAGAATTGAAAAATATTCTGGCTGAATCCTTTTGAGAGCAGTCCGTAGGTCTTTTTATCATCTAATCCGCCCTTGACTATTTCCTCAAACGATAATCCGGTATCATACATCCGGTTACACTCGTCGATAGTTGATTTGATTTTCGATAGCTCTTTAATACCCAGACAGTCATTTTTCAGCAATCCTACCTCATCCAACGAGTAACCGTCCAATTCTGACACTAATATGCCGTCCACCTTTTTAATGGGCGTATAGTCGAAGCATTCCATCTCTTCGCCGTCTTTAGTATCCGGAGTAATTAGAATGGCCGAAGCATGTACCGATGCTGAACGAGGTTGCCCCATCAAAGGGCGTATATCCTCAATCACTTGCGGATAATCGTGGATGAACTTGTGGACCTTCTTATTGGTAACGGCGAGTTTGAATAAATCTGTCCATGTCATCTTGTCGTCATCGAATATGGCTGTGATATAATTGACGATATTTAGGGGTACACGATGTACACGGGCTACATCCTTGACGGCTGCCTTGATTTTAAGGGTAGTCTGTGTTCCGGCTGAGAATACTCGCTGCTTGCCTTTTACGTTGTAACGTCTTTCCAGATACTCCTTGACTTCCTGACGGCGATCTGCCTGGAAGTCGCAATCCACATCTGCGAGTGATCCTCCGGCACCTTGCAGATAACCATTGTCAACAGCACAATCCGATACTGTAACAAGTTTGTCCGATTTGACAGGTTCAAGATGGAGAATTTGCATGGCGATAGGTTTTGTGATTAACAATGCTACAGATAGTCTGCTTGCAGACGTGAAACAGGCGGGCCAATTCCACCTGAAGAATTCCCTGTCCATGTAAACGGCGGATTTCGGTGGCATCGGCATTTGTGAGTTTGGCGTGAACATGGTTTTCTCCGTAGTCCCGCTTTAGACAGTTGTCTATGGCATGTTGCAAATTTTCTCGGCGGGTACACATCTCCAGATTTTCCACACGGTTGTTGAACTTATTGCCATCTTTATGGTTTACTTCCAACGCCGGGTTCCATTCGGGTAAAAAAGCCTGAGCGACAAGCCGGTGGACTAAGCTGTTCCTACCAATGCTATTCTTGCATAACTTGATTTGGAAATATGGAGAGGTCTTACCATGACTGGGGACCATAATCCTACTCCGGACAAGTTGTTTTTCCTGACCTTTTCTTTCCACGATTCTATTTAACCCACGGATTTGTCCGCTATTACTGACCTGATAGAAGCCCTCGTAATCTGGAATGTCTTTCCATTTCTCTGTTTCCATGGGCTTACACATGTTTATTGATTACAAACAGCAAATCCCGATTGTCGAACAGAATGTCGTCATGGCAGAACAATTCATCCGCATAAATCTCGATTTCCACTCCATTGCGTTTTACTCTCAATCGGGCATCTCGGTCAAAACGGACACATCTTTCGTTTTCGAGGACAATCTCTACATAGTGGGTGGATGGAATATCACCGATCATGTGAGTTGCGCGTGCCGGATACAACCCCGCACGTTCAGGTAAAAGGAAACGCTCGAACAACAATCCGTATTTAATCGGGTCAATCATAGTAATTCTCAAAAGGTAAAGCACAAGACTGCCTCCGGCACTTCCTCTGCCACAACCGACCAGAATGTCATTTGCCCGTGCCCAGTTTACCGTGTCATACTGCACCAAACAATAATCCAAATTGTCTGTCGATTCCAAAACATAGATTTCATATTCCAGTCGCTTTCGGTACGTTTCCTCCTGATCTTCCGGAACCAACTGCTTAAATCCTTCTTCCAACAACGAAAGAAACATCGTGTGACGGTCACCATATTTCTTCTTTTCATCTTCGGTCATATCGTAACGAGGCATGAAGTTCCGGTCTGTCTCGTAACGTGCCATAGCTTTTTCCGCTATCTCTACTGTGTGTCGGCACATGCGTCTGAACAGGACTTCTACGTTCCACTTCGTTTCATCGAAGATTGCCCGGAACATGGCATAAAGTTCGTCCGTGTCTTTGAAGTATTGTTCGTCGCTCTGTTCATGGGCGGCTCCGGAAGCAATCTTGTTCAGGATGATTTTATTCCGGGCATCGTCTTTGTCCAAATAGAAGTTGTCGCAGATCAATACCGGTTCAATCAGAAAGCTGTCTGCTTCAGGTACATAAAAGTTTTTGAAAAAGAATCGGGCGGCGTTCAATACCTCGACGTCGATACGTTCCGCTTTGTATTCCGTTACGTCGAATTGGTAGTATACTTTATCGAATTCTTTTTCTAGTAATGCGACAAGGTGCGGATACTGTTGCATCCAATAGACACTTAGTTTTCCGATCACCAATATGTTACCTTCTGCATGACTGAGTAATCCAGGAAGAGTGATCATATGTGTATCTGCGTCAACCATGATTTCTTTTTGTATCCGTAGTAAGTTGTTGAGTCCTTTCTGAGATTGACAATACACTTTCATATCCACTTTTTCTTCCAAATGCTCCAGAGTAAATGAATAGCCGAAAACGTGTCGAATTCCATTCTTAGCACATTCCTTTTGTAGATTTAATGTCGCGGCCATAGTGTTACGATCGCAAATACCTAAAGCTTTCTGATTTAGATATTGAGCTTTTCTAACCCAAAGGGCTAGGTCACCCGAACCGTTTAAGAGTTCATAGGGGGTATGGATGCCCAAGTTGACAAAATCAACATTCATTTTGGGTATTTGTCGCTGTCCAATATACTTTAGAATGTTGAATTTAAACTTCTCTCGGAGGTCATAGTAAAAAAAATTACGTCCGAAAGGAAATGCTACATAATAAATACCTTCTTCAATCAGAACTTCCGGACTTTCCATTAAATTAAATCGAAGGTTTTCCTGTCCTTTGAAGATAGATTGTACCCCGGTCAGATCAGCCAGGAACATTTTTCCGAAACCAGTAATATCAACCACTTCATTGTCAATTATTTTGTGGGTGATTTTGTTAGTGTTGAGCCAGTTCTGTAAATTTTCCATTAATTTTATTCTTGTACTTTAGTTAGTTTATACTGGAGCGGCGTTTTTAGCCGTTTAGAGAAAATGTGATAGATTTCATTATATGTCAAATCTTCCCAATCTTTTGAAGCATCTGAAATATCAGCTATACGTACATCAAAATAAGGGTTTAAATCATCTGCCGTTTTGCCTATGGCTGCTACCGCATCCCCATCGAATCCTAAAACGACTTTTTTTACACCTTTACTTTGTATTTTATATATCTGTGTATTGGAAATTTTTTTTCCAAAGGAGGCTATTACTGCCATACGCGGATTATCGTAGAGGTCGAGTTTTCTAGTCAGGGCGATTACGTCGAAAATACCTTCGACAAGTACTACTGTCTCGGTTATGTTTTCAATTACAGCATCGAAGTTGTATAGGAGTTTTACAAAGTCGTTTTCTGTTGAATTTCTGAATCGCATAATTCGATAACCGCCTTTTCGTCGAACTTCAGCGTTGTGACGATCGATTTCAGCTTTCGAGGATGTATGACGAGCTACATAACCAACTTTATCCCCGGCGTCAATGACTGGGAAAATGACATATGAGTCAAAACGATAATTCAGCCGACCTGTGGAGCCTACAGGAAAATATTCATAGTCATCATATACAAATCCTCTTTTTTTGAGATAAGGGTGTGTAAAACACCGCTTGTAGAAATCAGGGAGTTCCACGATGTCGAGCAGATCGTCTATTTCTTCTTCTTTGTCAAGAGGAAATAAAAGCGAACTATCCAACCTGGCTTCCAAATCTGCCACAGGCGCAATATACAGATCGGAACGTCCGATATCGTAGAGTAACTGTTCTAACGTATATGAAGAGTATCCACACGAAAAACAATGGGACATAAACGCTTTTTTTCGTTCTGTTTCTGCACCTATATATATGCCGAATTTACCTTCTTTGCCACAATGAGGGCATTGAGAAATAAGATTCCTTCCTGCACCATCCATTTTCGCTTTTAGTTCACGTCCTATTTCACGAATCAAAAAATCCTTATCTACTTTTGATAACGTCATATGATATTTATTTCTTTAAATTCAGAGTCCTTTGAACGTCGAAAAAAACTTCATTGTCATAATCTGTTGCAATACGGAATGTATCACCTTTTTTGAAAAATCTGGATTTTGCGATATGTAAGCGCATTGTATCCTCTTTTCTCTCTGCAGAAGATTGATTGAGTGAAACGAGATGTGTGCAAGGTCGTGCTAGCCCCTTTGCTTCCGAACAATTGTACTCTGTGAGCACATTTTTCTCGTCATCCAGCCATTCCCGGTTTTCAATAGTCGCTTGGTAGGTGACTATCATCCAAACCTTTTCGTCAGCCGCCAGGTCTTTGAGGTCGTTGGCAACAGCTATGCGTTTACTACGTTCATGTTCCGCATTCCAAATTTTGCGACTTGCGTCTGTAAGCAAGTCCATCGAGTCAATGATTACCAAATCAGGTGAACGGGTATTAAGCTTTCGATATTCAGCAAGTCCATTTTTAATATCTAAGGTCGAAACCCGACTATTGAAACGGGGAAATGTTCTGACAGTGATTGTTCCTGCATAACTTGAAATCTGCTTTTCAAAGTGTTTCATTTCAGTATCGGAAATTTTACCCGTTTCAAAGCAGTAGGCATTTTTACAAATCAGTCCTCCAGAGTAGGCATCCAGCGCCTCTTCTTCCGACCCTTCTAGTTGAAAATGGAGAACATGTAAACCTGAGTCAACATTTGCATGTATGCCGATATACTTTGCTATATGAGATTTTCCGACTCCGGTGGAAGCCAAAAAACAAGTTAATTGTCCTCTAAGGTTACGTCCTGCATTTAATTGATCCAGGTCAGGAATATAGAAACGATTGACTTGGGCAAGAGCAGAGTTCTGATTATCCATATCCTTTTGGCGATTTTGAGTAAACCTTTGAGAGAATGTTTTAACCACATCGATAAATGCGGATGACTTCAGTGTGAAGCCGGATAACCATTCTGCATATATCTTTAGCTTGTCTTGGGCTTCTTCCTGCTTACTTTCGTTATAAAGTTTACCTACTTCGGCATAAATGCTCTGTAGCCGCACTCCTTTTATATAACTTTCCAGCATATCGATCATTATCTCAGGATTGTTCCCATCGTCAAATTCTTGAAAAGTGTTGATTAACTCAATCGCGTCATAATCATTACTAAAACATTGGGACAACACCGAATATGAAGGAGGGGCCTTGTAGGTTTTGTAATGATTTGCGAGTACCTGTTGAACTTTCTGAAAAGTACGGTCCGGCAGATATTCTTTTCGCATATGTTCAACCAGGATACAACATACATAGTCATGCTGTAATGCAGTGGCATATAATTCATATAGGAATTCAACGCTTAAAGGGTTTATCTTAGATTTCATTTCTTCTTTTTAAATTCTTCACATCGTATCCGGTACAATTCTGGGTAACGTTGCTGAGTACGTTCTTTGCATAAATTTTCTTTCGAGCAATCATGACAAGCTGGGGAGAAAGGGGTCCACATTAGTGTAGATACCGCGCAGATATAGTAACCGACATTGCTAGATAGCAATCGCTGTTTTGTTATATCTTCATATTCCGGGTAAATGAATTTGAACAAGGGGTGCTTTTTTCTATCTTCAATCAATGCAAGAAGCATAGAACGAGATAAACCATATTCATGAAGCCATTTGTCCTCATAGTATTTCTTCGCTTTACCAGTTACTTTAAATCTCTCAATAGCTTTCTTTCCGAACGAATGACCTATATTCCATTTGCAGTTTAGATACTCTTTACCAAATTGGCTAATTGTATATATTTGACATACGCAATAATCTACAATCCGATCCCTGCTTACTTCAAAGTAGTCATCTTCCAAAGAGTTTAAACAGGATGAAACAGTTTTGAGCATTACCCCGCCTTTCGGGAATGAAAAGCGGGGCGAAAGCTGTTTCATCAGGGTTGTAAATACCTGGACGATGCATCTAATCTGTTCTGGTTTCTCCATCCCTGTTTATTAGTTTACGCATTTGTTGTTTAGCAAGAAAAAGCCTACTCTTTATTGTCTCAATATTGCGTGTTTTTAAATTTCCGTTTTGATGTGAAATTTCCACGATTTCTTGTAGCTTGTAGCCTGCTTGTTGCAATAAAAGAGACTCTCGATAAATAGGCTTTATTTTATTTAGTGCACATAGAATATCGTCATTATAGTATTGCACATAATTATCAATATTCATACAATTAGCCCCTTCTTCATTTTCAGAGGGGATTGCTTCTTTAATTTCTTGTACATTTATATCATCAGATCGTAAGTAATTCATCCTACGAATATTTAGATCTGCAATGAGCCGTTTGGTAACTATATGTAACCAGGTTTGTATAGAGCGGGAGGAATCATAAGAGTCAATATATTTGTAGAAGTTAGTAAGAACCTCAATATAGTTATCTGCAATATCCTCTTGTGAGTAAGAATAGTTTATACAGAGTTTGTAAACTAAATTTAAGTGAGGTAATACATAGAGATTGAATAATTTTGTTCTACGTTGTACTGATTCTTCGTTTAATTGAGGAGTGTTCTCTTTAGTCGGTTCCACATCTGATAGGACTTAGGTAAGAAATAAACTATTAAGTAATCTATCAGCTTGTATGCATCAGTTAATTGAATATTATTGTTCATAATTTTTTCTGAATTGTTCTTTGGGAATATCAATAGGAATAAATAATTCGCAATGTTCATCTCCGGGAACATGATCCTGGGGGATAGCATATTTTGTTCCGTCTTTTGGCTCTGATTCCATTGTATAAAGCAAACAATCGTATCTGTCATGGCAACAAAATGCATGACATTTCAATCTTCTTTTCATCTTTGTGTATTTATAAAATTCTGTATTTACGAATGTAATAGTAGAATAAATGACAGGCGTCTGCTGCATTGTCATCTAAGGTGATGTAATGATAACGTACATTACATGCATGTATCATTTCTGCTTTATTTGCACGTCCATTACTTGTTGCCCATTTTTTCAATGTGGAAACATTAATAAATTCTGGCTCCGGTAAGTCAAGTTCATCACAAACTTCGAGCAAAATCCCCCTGAATTCGGACAGTTTGCGCATATCTCTGAAATGGTTATTGACATTGACATCTTCCGCGACAATACGGAGGATGCCATAGTTTTTAATAAAGGACAATAGGGTGTTCCGGAAATCTTTGTGTTGCTTGTTGTCATTGCGATGTTTACTTTCTGTGAAGTTCCACGTCCCGGACTCATGCACGGAGTAATATCCGGTGTGGGTGGCAATATCAAGTGCAAGCACATGTTCTTTACCGATTGGAATAGCATCATTGTTTTTGAGTTGATTCATCGTTATATTTTAGATTCTCCATTCTCTTTTGTGACCACTAGTTTGTGCGGATACCCTTCTGCTACGTTCCCATGACTGACAACAAGTGCCGTAATGCCGATTTTGTTAAGGGCGGAGAATATGCTTGCCAGTCCGCTTTCGTCCACTGCTTCCAGAATTTCGTCCAATACAAGTAATGCCAGTCCCTTATCCAGTTCTGCATTGCTGTTTATCAGTTTTTGCATGGCCAGGATGGTTGCGAGGTTGACACGAGCGGCTTCACCGGCAGAGAACTTGCCGAAACTTCCCTGGTCGATTCCGTCACGAATGAGGGAAACAGATATCTTCTCTCTAACTTTACCCGATTTCAAGGCTGTATAGCCGGAGAACCTGATGCGTATGTCACTACCTATATTCTCCAGAAATTCGTTTGTAATGGTACTTAGGGCTTCAATCTTCGTGTTTGCCAGATAGGTTTTGAATTGTGCGAAGCGCTGTTCCTGCCCATCAAGCCGACCTATACGTGCTTCAATATCCGACTTACGGGTAACAGCATCAGAGGATTTTTTGCGGTACGTTTTCAGGGATGCTTTTAGGGAACCAACCAATTCTGAGACAGATGCCCCGTCCAATTCCCGGATGGCCTCTTCCAGCGTTTCGATGGAGCTTTCAGCGGATTTGATGTCATCCTGTAAAGACTTCATCTGCCGTTCCTTTTCCCTGCATGTGTTGTCTATCAGGTCGAACGCTTCGTCGAATACCCGTTTACACATATTTTGAAGGATAGTCCATAAAGTAGAAATAGAGGCTTTTACCGCTTTTTGCTTGGAACGTATCTCTTCCAGTTCGCCGGAAGCAGTTCGGATTTGCCGGGCTGCTTGCTCCAATTTATCGTTCCAGATGTTGTTTTCGGCAGACAAAGAGCGTTTATCCGTGCGGATTTGCCGTTCTTCCTTTTCGATGTCACTTCCTTTTTTCTCACAACCGGCAATCCGGGAAGTGACGTTTTCCAAACCGGCATTCTTATCTTCCAGTTCGGCGGTTCCCTGTGCCACATCGAAGGTCTTGTCGGAAAGTAGGAACTCGTAACCGCAATCCGGGCAGGTGATTGTTCCTGCCAACCGGGTAGTTAGTTCCTCTATGGCTTTGGAAAGGGTACGGCGTTCTTCTTTGAGTTGCAGGGTATCCCGGTTCATCCGGTCGATTTGTCCGTCCAGTGTTTTCAGTTTTTCATCGTAACCGTCCACTTGGGTGGTATAGGCATCTGAGAAAGACCGGTACTCCGCTTTCAGGCGGTCATGTGCCGTTGTCAGGGTATGCATTTTATCTTCTGCTACAGAAAGGGCATTGCTCCATTTTGTCTGTTCAGCTTCCAGAGCATTCAGTTCGGTGTGTTTGTCACCGGTTACTTTCTCCCAGTCCGTCAAGCAGATGGATAGCGGGGAGAGAATGGCACGGATTTTAGAAAGATAAACTTCGAGAGAGTGCTCCTCGTTTTCAAGTTCCTGAATGTCGCAGTCTGCCGTTTCGAGTTTTCCTAAAGCACAGTCCGTCGCTTTTGTTTCTTCCCTTTTCTGACGTATGAGCGCATGTTTTTCGCCGATAGTCCGGCGCATGGATTCCACTTTTTCGGTCTTTGTACGGGTTTTCTCCGCCTGGTTATTTTCTTCGGTGGCTATCTGTTCGGTCAGCATCTCTATCCGTCCGTCAATACCGGCTATTTCCAGTTCTGCTTCCCGAAGTTCGAATGCTACGGGTACTTTATCCTCTATCAACTTTTCAATTGCCTGATCAATCAGAATACCGTTACTAAAACGGTTGATTATTTCCTTTTTCTCACGGTCGGATGAAGAAAGAAAGTCCTGGAATTTGAATTTTGATAACAAGAAGTTATTAAATAATTCGTCTTTGCTGATTCCCAGTTTTTCGAGAATATATTTGTTATAAGCATCTACGGAAGGCTGCACGGCTTCATCCGTTTCTATGGGTTTGCCATCCCGTTCGATAGAACAGGTTACGATGGAAGCCCCCTTGCGAAATAACTGGCGTTCGACATTGAACACTTCATTACTACTGTCATTGGTAAATTGCAACTGTATCCAGCACTCGTCTGCCTTATCATTAATGATTTCTTCGTTTTTTATCTTTCGTAGTGGACTACCCGTGAGTCCGACTGCAATACATTCTATTAATGCTGATTTGCCGGAGCCATTACTTTGTTGGCTCTCATTATCCCGGTTATCTCCGAACACCAATGTGGTAACTCCTTGTGATAAGAAGTAATCCAATTCGCGAAAAGCACATAAGTTTTCTGCGACAATTCTATGTAATTTCCACATGGTTATTTGATTTTAGATAGATAGCTTAATCCCAGTTCAACATCTTCAACCTTTTTCTCGACACAGAAAATTTCATAGGTTTCTTTGATTTTATGGTTGTCGAACTTCTCGAAAAGACTGGACCCTGCTACTTCCACGACTTCCGGATCTTCTGTTACAACTTCGATTTTGCTGGCGCCCGCCTGCAACAGTTTCTCTTTGTCGATGCCTGATGCTTTGGCAGAGGAAGTATGAACACGCACCTTTACCCGGTAGCGTCCGTCTTCTCTGATTTCTTCCAGTTCGTTAGCAAGATGGATACCCGTTTTTGCTACTGGTACGTCCATCACCAGATAACGGGTGTTGACCTGGTTCTTGATGAAGTCGTAACGACCGTCCGGATAGATAACGGTATAACCTTTTTCTTCGTCCTCTCCAAAGTTGTGCTGGCGTGAAGAGCCGATGTATTCGACATTTGTTCCGTCAATGGTGCAACGATTATGGTAATGTCCGACAAAGACCTTATCAAAAATACTAAAGATATTGGGCGATAGTTCTTTTTCGTTGGACTGGGATAACGCTCCGTTTACTCCTTCATGGATATACAGGTAGTTTTTCCGTTTCTTATCTAATCCGTCAGCTATCAGTTTGTCCAGTTTTTCAATAAAGCTACCGTTCTCAGGATAGTAAGGAATGATGTGCAATACGAGATCCCAATCCTCAGAAACCAGCAGGCTTATCGTGTCATCAGCAACAAGAACATTATCGTGCTGGTCGAATACATGGCAATAGCCTCTGACAGCTTCTTGATTGACTTTATCGTGATTTCCATTTGCCAATGTGACATTGACTCCTCTTTTGGCAGCAGCAAGTAAAGCGTCATGTACAGCCAGTAACACATCTAATGTCTGCGCAGAGCGAGACATGAACATATCGCCGCCAAAAACTATTTTCCGGATATTCATCCGGTCGCATACAGCTAGAGTTTCCTGCCAGTTCGCCGTAAATTCAGGGATATTGTCTTTCGAGACATGTATATCATTTAATAATAAAATGCATGGGTTTATTTGCGACATAAGCGTAAAAAGTTTGGAAGGAAAGCGCACGTAAGCACGCTCTCCTCTGAAAATTAATACAATACTGAATTAAGCAGGCTTATCTGCGACGTTGGCGGGTACGGGGTTCGGGTCTGCCTGTAGTCTCTTCGGAGACGGGTGTTTCTTCCACCGGTTCTGCCGGGGAGACTGAGGGGTGTTCTGTTTCCGCTTCCGGCTGGGGACCTCCCTGTACGGCTTCTTCAATTAGATCGAGAAGATCCTGATTAGTAGTGGAACGGGTGACTCGGATACCCAACTTCTCTTGTTCAATGAATGCACGGATAAGAGCACGGAGTTCCTGACCTTCTTCCGTCTTGTCATTCAGGTCTTTATCCTGTAATTCATCGAAATATTCAAACAGTTCGTCCAAACTGATAGCATTGTTGTCCGTATTTTCTTTAGAGTCCTTGGCTCTTTTATCGAAAGTGAATGAACTTGTGTCTTCCTTGCTCAGTTCGTTTTGAAGTGTTTCGATGGCTTCCCGCATTTCATCGTTCGTTAGGACGGTTAAATTGTAATTTTTGTCACATTGTTTTAAGAACTCGACAGTGGCTTCAAACTGATAACGAGTATAGCGATAGATGATTTCGGGAATTCTGGGAGCATTTAAAAGTGCTGTTAGTTCTTCTTTGGAAAGTACATCCGTGTCTGATTCGTTATCAATATTAATCAGGTATTCAGTCTTGTTACCGTTCTTTTTCTTTTCAATTTCTATTGGATATGCATTGTATACGGAACTGATGGGACACGGATAATCCGGATTCTTAGCTAGCTTTTTTTGCCACAACTTAAATTTACGCTCATCGAGATCTTTAAACTGGGAATGGCTGAGAGTGAGCAGTTGTAAACCTTTGGCACGCTCATCGAGATCATACACATATAGGGCATGACCGTAACCATATTTCAAACCACCTCCAAAAGCACCTCCTGAAATTTTATCTGCTAATTTTTCATTGTCTTTCTCTTTGGCAGAAGCAACTGCCAATTTGCGATAGGTATCAATGATATCAACAGAATAACCGGCATCAGTAGTTCGTGGCACAGATACGTAGACGGATTGAACTTTAGTCCCGGATGTTGGTTTTTCAAGTTCTAAAAGCATCTGATGAACCGGATACTCGTAGGCTTTACGGTCGGTTGTGCCATTAGTGTTGGGGGCGACGGGTAAAATACGCAGGCGGTAAACGCCCAACTTGTCCATTCTAAAAAATTCAGTTTTGGCAAATGTTTTGTTTTCTTCGATTGCTCTGTTCTGAGCTTCTTGATACGATTCTTGTACACTAAGGAATAAATCCTCAACAGACATGCCATTTTGCATATCTTCATTCAAATTTTCATCTTGCATGATTAAAAAGATGCTAGTTAATATTGACCGAGGAAACTAAACGACAACAAATGGGCTCGGATGCACCGTTGTTTCAGTTTATAATATTGGGAGGGAAAAGGAGTAAGGGAAATTCCCTTATAACTATCACTCGCTTACATGTATCATCAGAGTTGTGTGATACTCAGCTTGAATGCATGGCAAATATATGGATTGATTTTTAAAGAGCAATAGCTTTGTGAAATAGTTTTCTGAAAACTATTTTAAGAGGTTTAATGGTAGAGTATTAACTGTCATTCTTTAAATGTTTCTTTAAAAGAGTTTGTTTATTAGGGGACAAGTCCCTTTTTTAATATATCTAATCGCTGTTGATTTATCTTTATGTATCTGTCAAGCTTATTTTTTCGAATACGAGAATAATAGGATTGTCGATTAGGTGTTAATCGCTTAGGGCGACGGCAATATAAACCTGTCTGTGCATATTCATGCAAATATCGTTTAAACTTAGGCTTATTTAATGATGGGTCTTTGCTTGCTTTGCAGATAACTTCAACTAATTCAATGGATGGTTCGGGGAAAGGGGTGTTTGGCAAATTATTTAGAAGGATGTTGTAAACAACAGGGGCTTCATACAGGAGCATGAAGCCTAGTTTCGTTTCTTCAAAGTTGTATTTTTTCAGTGTTCCCCGAGGGCGGCCTTCTTCCTTTAGCCTTTTTCTCCTGAATGGAATAGCTTTCGTGATTCTCACATTCTTTACTGTTTTCGCTTTTGGCATACTCTTTGTCTTTTTCTAATTCAATAGTAGGGTGGGAGGTTAGCTTATTAATTTTTGTTGTTTCGATACGTGCTCGACTGTCAAGGTCTTTTTGTACATTTAGTTTTTTCATAATTCATTATTATATCATATAAGTGAAATTAAGTTCAGTTGTGATATCGACCCAACCGCTCTCAAATATTTGTATTTTTCGGCTGTTACTTTGCATAACGAACGTCGCTCCTCGGTTGTATTTATGATCTTCGTTGTAGTCGCATAGGGAATTTTTTAATCCAAATTTTGGGGCACTGATATTATTAGGTAAAATTGCAATTGTACCTCCCATGTTGTTCCCATCTACTCGCGATGAATTAATGGTTCCTTGAATACATACAATGTTTCCGATTTGTCTAACGTATAAGTTTCTGGTATCTGTTCTTGAACCGGAATTTAACATCTGAATCCAACCAGTATCTGGAAGTTTTGTTTGATATTCTTCTGCATATGCAGCTCCTAAATTTCGGCAGGCAAGTTTTTTAGCCTCGGCATTAGGAAGCAATAAATCTGATAGTTTTCCGTCTTTGCGTAAATATGTACTGGATACGTCGTTTTTGCTTGGACAGTCTAGTTTGTCCCGAAGATTTTTTTGAGCTTCTGTCATATTCTTACCCTGTTTCACCAAATGGGTAATGTAATCCTGAAACAGATTTGCTACCGAAGCGAATCTCCCGTCTGCAACGCTTTTACTGTATACATTAATATTGCTGGCAATTGTGTTCTGCTGTCCCTCATTGTATCCGTCCAGTAACAGGTTGGCTTTTTTATTGAGCTCTTTTATTACTTGCCCGGAGGTCACAAAACCCTCAACTTGCGAATGGGATATACCATCGGCATCCACATAGGCAAAATTCCCCCCTTTGATGTTCTCCAGTTTTTGCTTCATTTCTTCTGTAAATGAAACACCAGAATAAGCATCATCGGCATTCAGTTTCTTTTCTAGTAGTTTATCTATCTCGGTCGTTGAATACACACTGATATTTTTCCGGGCGACCACCTTGTCTGCAAGATCATTCAGATTACTTGCCTTATTCAATTTCAGTTCACCGGTCCCTTTTTTCTCCGCATCGATGTTTGCCCGTACCGCTTCCTGTTTTTGTGCTTTCAGTGCCGCCGCCTGTTCCGCAGTGAGCCCGTTTATCTCATCGGCGGTAAGATAAACCAGTTCAAGCAATTTTTCTGATACCCTCAAAAAACGTCCATTAGTTTCCCCTTTGGAATATACATCGAGATTGTTCCGGGCGGTGCCCTTATTGGCTACATCCCCCAGATTCTCCGATGAGGTCAGTTTCAGTTTTAAGGCGGCTGATATGTCTCTGGAAGTAACGAATCCATCATTGGCAGACTCGATACTGCCAATGATGATCGCATCCAGTTTCTTTTTATAATCCGTAGTAAAGTCCTCTGTGGATAACCGTTTACCGGCTATGACAGTAACTTTCTTTTTTAGTTCTTCCGTAAAAGTCTTCTGGCTTACAAAAATATCGCTGATATTCACACCACTGATTTTCAGTGTTCCGGCAATATTGACGTAACCTTTCGCAGCAAGCAAGATATTGCCCAAAAAGTTATGAATGGAAAAATCGAACGACTCTGTATCGTTATACCCGATATTACCAATTATTTCCCCCTTGCTGTCAGCCCAAGCACAATTATTGGTTAGTAGCATATTGTCTTTCAGATAGGCCGTATTAGCCAGCACAACTCCGCTACCGGTGTTCTTGATAGCCAGTTTCCCGTTCGCATATACAGTTCCTTCTTTTCCGTTCACCTGAAACAAAGGATGAACTGCCTGTTTCCCGTTATACACGTTGAAGTTACGGAACTTGGTAGAACCACCTGCCACTCCGGTCGCATTGATGTCCACCGAACCGTTGTCCGTAGCATCATCATAGTTGGTCAGAGAAGCTCCCGAAATATAAATAGCCCCGGCTTTGCTGGTGATACCTGACAAATGGGTATAAGAAATCCCGTTTTCAGTTACACGCGCCAGTTCTTTCCCCTGTTTGATAAAACTAAAGGAACCGTCCGTACCTATCACAATTTCATTCACCAGCAAACCATTCAGGTAAGCCCCCATAGTCGCATCGCCGTTAGCCTTTACAATATTCCTCAAAGAATACCCGTTTTCTGTATTGACTACCGATACAGCCGTTTTACTTTCTACATTCTTGTCAGCCGAAAAGTTTCCGGTTAATATCAAGTCTTTCTTTACAGTCTGCTTGGCAAACGGACTGTCTGCCAGTACAGCATACTTACCGAAAAATTTATCAATAAATCGGGGGCTATAGTCGAAAGTCAATTCTATAAATTGTGGCAAGTGCCCGGTAATTGGGTCGGCAACATCAGGAACGGCATTACCTCCCGAACTTAGATAGAGGCTCCGGCCTCTCTTGTTCACCTCATTGGCATAGGTCACGGTCTCATGGGTGTTCTGCTCATAGATATAATAGGGCCAAGTTGCATTTTTGCAACCCGAAAAATATCTCACTCTTCCGTTTATCCAGACATATCCCGGAGCAATTTCGCTGCCGGACATCTCGCATCCCGAAATGATGAAGTTGGAACAATCGGTAAATATGGCGGTCATGCTTAATGCAAGCTCCTGCAAGTTCAGAATGTCATCGGCGTAGGTGTACCGTCCGCCTGTCTCTGCAACATATTCTTTCACTGTTAATAAATATTTGTGTTAGTATTAGGTTCGATCTCCTGGCTGTCTATCTTAATCAGGTAGGTTTTCCCCGCTATCTTATAGGTATTCACCACGTGTGAGAGCATATAGACAAACTCCCCGGTATCTATGGTAATAGGTGGTACGCATATCATAAAGCTCACCTTGTTGATTGCCTTTTCTTCTGCCAGAAAGTAAAACTCCCTCGGCTTTTCATCCGGATTGACAGTGGCCACCAGCTCATTGTCAAACCATACGGTAAAAGGACGGGCATTCCGGGCCCCTTCATGGTAAATGTCAACCCCGATAAGGGTGCTTTCCTTGATGTAGATGCCGTCATGGGCATCGGCAAGGTATTTCTGGAACTTGTAGTTCAAATACCATTCAAACCACATCACTTGGCTGGTCATCCGCGCCTCGATGTGTTTTTCTTTGGTAAAATCCGTAAATCGTTCATTCAGTACCTGCAAAGGATAAACCAGGCTTTGCAGGAACAGGATATACTTTCTTCCGTTCAGGAAATGCGGGATCAGTTGGTTGATTAGCCGGTCAGTGGGTAACTTATATCTCATCCTACAATCAGTTTGATGGCTTCACGGAATCCCGGTATATCTTTCTCCTGTCCTTTCCGGGATGACTCTTTCAAATAACCGGAAACCGTATGTGTCATCCTTCCTGTCTTTTTAAGGGGCATAAGGTTTCCGTCTGCGTCATAACTGGCAATGAATATTCCCTGTTCGGGGTTGGCGCATTCATCTATATAGACATCGGTCACGTGTTCGGCCTTTTTAATCGTTTCAATGATTTTGGAAACATAGATGCTGGAATCAAAGTCTATGTTCATCATGTAATCGTTCAGCTTTTCTTCAATCAAGTCGTATATTTCAGTTTCCCTTACCGCCCCATCATAATAGACAGATAGCCTGGGTATCAGAATGTCGCCTTCCGAACTGGTTACCTCAATACGTGTTCCGGCGAACTTGATTTTGTTCAGGTAGGAGGTGATTAGTACAAGATCATCTCCCGATACAGGAGATAAATGTCCTTTTTCACCCTGTGCCACTTTTAAAATCAGCTTATTGTCAAGGTTTACATCGTTATAGCTTTCCGAATAGGATACCTGTGAGATAATACGCTTCGTTTCGTCAATCTCATTATATCCGAAGGCAAGCCCATCTTCACGGATGGTCAGTTCATCACCCTTCTGATACTGCAATAGGGCATTCACATAAAAAAGCGGGGTCCCGTTCACCCGACTGTTGATGGCGGTCGAAATATCCAACGTAAACACGTCCAGCAGTGTCTCGAAACTGTAAATCACGGCGGCAAACGCCCATGTCATTCCGTTCATAACCGACAACTTTGAGTCATTGGAAAACTCAGTCAGTTCCAGCCGCTTGTTGCGCTCTTTCACTGCTTCATTATAAATATCTTTAATTGTTCTGCTCATGGGATTTAAAAGTGTAAGTTAGGTCATTGATAACGAATTTCCAGTATCCCGCTTCATTCCATGCAGCTTCATGCGTCAGTACCCAGATGGCCTCCATGCCAGTAGTCAGGATGTAGTTAAGGTTATCGTCTCGTTGGGGTTCCTGGTAAATACCCGAAGGAACGGTGGTCAGACAAACATGGCAGCTTCGTCGGTCATGATACTGTATCACCAGACCAATCAGGTACTCGTCAAGAACAGACTGCCGGATATTTGCACCGGATAAATTAAGTTTCATCAGTCCTTTGTTGGCAAGCAACGGCAGCAAGTTACCGGTTGTCAGCCCGGTTAAATCCGCTTCATAGGTATCTTCCAAAAGGTAAAGGAAGTCCACCGCCATTTCTCCGTGTTGCAAGGTAAACTTTTCAACTGGCAGGGGGCGTAGCAGGTAAACGGCAGAAGCGGACATTTCGCCCAAATTGATTTGTTTCACCGATACATCCCCGTAGAAGGAGATCTTCCGTTTGCCGGAAACCGAATTATCAAAAGCATGGGAGGCTTGTTTCAGTTTGTTCCCCAAAGCCAGTGTCTCCATTTTGCTGTTATCCCCCCAGTCTATCTCCAGTATTCCGTTTCCGGAAATTTCAAAATTGGCAGATGTACGGTTGTTTTCCAGATAGATTTCAGCTAGCTTGGAATACCCGGAAGACTTGTAATAGACGGTTCGTTCACCGTTGGCTGGTTTGATGTCATACATCTTATAATAGGCTACAATATCTACATCGATCACAAAATCATCCGTATAGGATAACTCGTTACCGCTACTCAATTCACTTGCCAGGGATAGGAATGGATTACATATCAGCAAATCGACAATCCCTTCAATAGAACCATGAATATGAATAGCTATATCAAATAGGTTTTGCCCTTCACATATTACATATTTACCCATTTTCTTTTTCTATTGCGTCTAAATAGAGTTCTCCGGTAACGGAATCCATATAGGCGTTGTTAATAATCATTTTGTCACCCTCAAATTCACTCTGCAACTTGGAAGCCAATCCGTTGTTTTCAAAGTTCCCATGCAGAAAATCTATCAGTCCGACTCCGCTACTGGGGTATTGGTATAAATTGCCTGCGGATGCTTTCAGCAGAAATACTTCATTCTGGCGCATGGCGGCTTTGATTTGCACATCCGACTCATTCCCACTGAACAAGGCTAAATACCCGTCTCTGATTATCAGGTTAAAATAGCAGTTTTCATTCAGCACCCGGAATCCGGACAAACGGATTTCCACCTTTTCTCCCTTTCCGTTCTCTCGGAACACGGGAAACCATATCCGGTTATCCGTCTGGTTTATCAGATATTCCGTTTCTCCGTTGGCATTATCCAGCCGGAAACACACTTGCAATTCTTTAAAATCTGGAATGTAAGGAATATATACCCGGATATCGTTTGTATCCTTATATCTCGCTTTGAATCCCGCCGGAACAACAATTACCGCATATCGGTAGAGATCATTATCCGCACCGGTAACGGCATCCAGCAGGGTAAATTCATAAAGGGTTTTGTTTGTCAGGTTGTCGGTTGTATACAGTTCTCCGTGTATCGGGTCAACGGCAATGTCTTGTCTGGGCATAGTAGATATAAAATTAGTAGTTAACAAAAAGCCCCGGAAACTCTTTCTTCAGAGTGCCGGGGCTCATTCACTCTATTAAAGATTAGAGTGTAACAAACTCAATTGTTTTGTGGCTTTTATTCATTAATTGCATCATAGATTTTTTCAATGCACTGCCACATATCGTCCTGAAGTTCCTGGTCGGACAGCTTCTCGCACGACTCTTTCAGGTAGGTAAGTTCGTCCGCACTAAACTCAATACTCAAAGGAGTGTCTTTAGTGATGTCCCATTCGATACGTTTGGTTTCTGCATTCTCAGTAAGTCCTACTACCTGGCGTTCATTCTCGGAAATCTCTATCTTACGGAGAATTTCTTTTTTCAAGTTGAATTGCTTGAAATTACCTTTAGGGGAAAGAAAAGTTGGGATGTAAAGTCGATCTTTTATTTGTAGTTCCATATTATAGTTTATACAAGAATAGGAGTAAAAAAACGAATAAGGTTAAATTTTATTTCGTCCATAAACAATAAAATCAAATGGGGCGTTGTCTGCACCTCCTGAACTTCCAACGTTCTGTATAACGAAGTATGTACTGGTTCTTTCCAACAAGCGGTATGAACCATAATATGCTTGTGTACTAATTGTTTGTGCAAAAACTGTATATTCAGAGTGTCCTAAATTATGGTTGAATTTATATTTGGAGCCTCCAAGGTGTGTGCTGGACGTAATGCTTACCCCGTCGCCGAATATCTTTTTGTAAGAAGAATTTTGTCCAGCATTATATTTACTTCCTATGTAAAGTACACCAGGAGCATTCCATGTGGCTACCATAGCTTTTAATGGCTCCCGCTCCACCAACGTTGTTGATAATATATAATCCTGTAGCTCCGGACGCATACGTAGAAATACTAAGTCCTGTACGATTTGAGACATCTGTTCTGATACCTAGCAAGGGTGATGAGGTGCTTTCGTTAATTCTAACAAAAGATTGTCCGGCAAGGTTATTTAATATGATACTTGCTGTAGATGTACTATTTACAAGAGAATTCCCTGATATATTAAATCCTGCGATCCTTCCTGCTGTTGCTGTGATGGTTCCAGTCATTGTTATATTTCCTGAAGTTGTCCAAGAAATATTTTTATTAGCAAACCATCCATCCCCATCCGCGCCGAAGTGTATTTTGCCTAGTCCAAAATCAGCAGAACCATCTCTATTCAGTGCCCAGAAATCTTTATTATCAGAAGTTCTAGCATTGCAAATATATCCAGTGTTATGAATTTCTACATAATGTTTAATACCATTACCATTATCATTATCATAAGCTAGGAGTTTCCATCCTAGAATTTCAAATCCACCAATTTTTCCTTTTTCAAAGGTACATGTTAGCCCATTGACAGCTTCTGCTGTAACTATATTTGCACGTAAACTGTTTGTATTAATCTCATTAGCTGTAATTGTTCCAGTTGCAATACAACTTGCTGTAATTGTTTTAGTTGCTATTTCATTGGCCGTGATTGTTCCGGCCTTAATTTCAACAGAAGTTATTGTTCTTCCAGCTATTTCATTGGCAGTAATAGTTCCAACGGCAATTTTTGCAGCAGTAATTGCTCTTGCTGAAATTTTATCAGCAGAAATAGCATTAGATGCAATTTCTGTAGAAGAAATTGCTCCTGCGATGATGCGGTCGGCAGTGATTGTTCTAGCCACTATTTTATTACCATTCAGTGAATTAGCCGCAATTCTATCCGCATTAATCACTCCGGCTGTAATCTGATTGGCATTTATGGAACTTGTATAGATTCCCTCACTATCAATTGTTGTAGTATATTTTTCAGTGCTAGTAATGTCAAAAACTGTCGCATAAGCCACCCGCCATTCTATAGGAGAACTCGTGGTTCCTGTATTTCCTGTCAGTGCAAAAAAGTTAGTGCTGGAAAAATTAGAAGTTCCACATACTACTTTACATACATACTCGCACCAATCTCCCGTTCCCGTCGTGGGTGTAAGCCACTTCTGTTGCCCGCCCGTTCCAATACTATTAGAATGATAATTGATATTTCTGCCTACTGGTATTTTGGCAATAATTCGGGTTATTAAAATTTTCCGGAAAGAGGTTGTTGTGCTAAAATGGAAACCACCACAGTCTGGAGATGCTGCACCTGTATTTTTAATCAATAATACGTATTTACTATCATTAGGTGCATTATTATCATTTACTCTTGTAATAGAAACTGTGCCATTTCCTGAGTTATTATAAACGTTAGTATTATTGTTCCCTTTATAAAAAGTTGGGTCACGATATAGCATTTTTCCATATGCCATTGCACTTGCAAGCTCTTTGGCCGAATTTGTTTTATTGGTTGCATCTGTTGCAGCGGAACTGATCGCTTCATTTTTTTTAGTATCAGCATAACTTTTTGCTGAATTAAGTGCGTTGGTTGCTGCATTCGTCCAATTCAGAGATACTGCCGAGGAAAACGTTACCGCTCCGGCTGTATTCCATGCAATTGCGCCGCTAGCCAACTGTCCGGAACCGTCATTTCGAAGTATCCATTTCGTGCTATTGCTGATTGTGCCGTCACTGCTCAAATAAACGTTCCCTTTGTAAATTTGTGAGGTATTGATCGTCCATCCGCCTATCGTACCCCTCACGAACGTACAGGTTAGACCGTTCACTACTCCTGCTGTAACGACACTTGCCTGTATATTCGAAACATTGATTTCCGTAGCCGTAATAGTTCCGGCAGTTATCTTTGCTGCGGTTATGGTTTTTGAAGCTATTTCATTAGCAGTTATAGTACCGGTAATAATGCGGTCAGCAGAAATGGTACGTGCTACAATTTTATTGCCATTGATTGAATTTGCAGCAATGCGGTCTGCGCTCAGTGTTCCAGCTTTAATGCTCCCGGCATCGATACTGACTGCATTGATTTGAGCAGCCGTCAACGTACCTGTATAAATACCTGTACCTGATATCTGTGTCAGCTTTGGATATGAAGAGCCTCCTAGAGCAACAGTGATAGAGTTGATAGGAACTGTCCAGTTCAAGACGACTGATGGACCAAAAGACACACTTCCACTTGCGTCCCACGATATGTTGCCACCTGCCACTGCTCCTGCTCCAGTACCGTCCAGTCGCCATTTAAAACCACGAATGCCGTTATTCCCAATAGTTACCGCTCCTGAAGCGGAAGTGTAAGTTCCGACAGTGTTGTTCTTTGCCCCCCGATACATGGAATCGGTATCAATATTCCAGCCACCAATTTTCCCTTTTACAACGTTTAAGGTCAAAGCTTCTATATTATTCGCTGTAATCAGAGACGCTTTCAATGATTCTACATCGATCAATGCAGTATTGATTGTCCCAGCTGTAATTTGATCTGCATTTAGTTGGAGTGTATTAACCACATTTGAAGATAGTGTCCCTGTAAAAATACCGGATTCATCTATATATGTTGCTCCAATCCAGTTAAGAGAAACTTGTGAACCAAAAAGTATTTTACCGGAATTTGAGTCATACTTAATATATTCTTCTCCATCTCCCAATTGAACATTTCCGGATGAGTCCAAAAACCATTTATAACCTCTAATGCCATGGTTTCCTATTGTGACAGCTTCCTTTGAAGAAGTGAAACATTTCGGGGTATTATTTTTTATGCCTGTGTAGATGGAGTCCATATCAATGCTCCATCCTCCAATGAATCCACTGTTATTGTCAATGCAAAATGTTTTGTATCCATTTTTATATCCAGAAATCCCATTTATTGTCGTTGTGACTATTGCTCCATTAAGATTCTTCGTTTTTAAGTCAAAGTGTCCAATAGCTACGCCACTGACTGTTTCATCCTCGTTTTGAATTCCAGAGAATATTTTGGGAGTAATAACTGAGTCTCCATTGATCTGAGTTTTGTTTTTATTCCAATCAACAATCCAGTCAAGTGTTTCAGATTCGTTTCCCGATACTCCGGTCATCGCCTTTGACCAGGCAAAAGAAATTTTAAATTCTATATCGTCAACAATTATTGGTATTTCGATACTACCGCTATCTGCCAATGAATCTGTATATTCTGAAACACTGAATGTTATTGTTTTTAGTGTTTCATTCTTTGTGAGAGTCATTCCATCGACGTCTGGCAAATCACCAATATTGAATTCAACATTTTGGTTACCTTTATATGCATATATACGTGTTGTTGCAGATTGGTTAGTGATAATAATACCTAGCGAGTTCGCCTTATACAGATAATTTGTTAAAGTACTGTTTATGCTATATGCAGAGTCTCCTTTTAAATTTTCCTGGGTTTCTTTATCCAAATTACCCCATTTCAAAATAACGTTTTCCTGAAGTATTACCTCTTTTTCATTCCAAGTAATTGCTCCATTTGATAGATGACCTGAACCATCTTTAAAAATGACAAAAGAATTATTATTTGAGGATATCGAACCATCCGTATTTAACTTTAAAAGTGGGTTTTGTATAGTACCACCAACACCGCCTTGATTAAACCATGCTCCATATTCTTCAGTATAGTTCAACTTTTCATCTGTAGGTTGGTATTGGGTAGGTCTTGTTCCTGCTTCCAATTGCGGTGCTGTAACAAGCAGGTTGTTTGCCTGTCCAGATAAACGGATCGTTAACCTATCCTGCGTAGAGGACTTGATAACAAATGTTATATGATAACGTTTCCATTCTTCTGAGCTGATTTTTATATCCTGAATGGGATGTTCGTTCTGAAAAACAGAAATATCTCCAACTTCTCCTTTTACCCATAAGGAAAAACAGTATTTCTTTCCGACATGTGCTTCACGCCATTCACAGGATTGGACATTTAGTAGCGTATCTATTCCTATCTGATAAACGTTTCCGATGCCGACAGGGCTAGAAGTAACAATAATATTGCTATCAGAAAACTCACACGCAATACTATTCAGGATAACATTTTTGTGTATTTTTCCGACATAAAATGTAGATGAAAATCCATTTGCATCACCAGCAATCAAGGTACCGGCAATATTTATGTTTTTACTTGCATATAGGTTTTGAAAGTATGCTCCATATCCCTCCAATATGCCGAAAACCGGATCAATGACTCCTTTTATTTTCCCAACTCGTACTTTGGTTGACTCCTTAAAGGATGCTAAATCTGCTTGTTGTATGATATTCAAATTGGCAATCTCGCACCAGTCTCCTGGTGTAGATAATTGTGCTGTCAGGTCAATGCAAAAACTGCGCTGATATTGAGCTGGGTAATCAACGGTTATAATGGATAGTTTATATTGCCAGTCGGAATCAATATTAATCAGGTCGCATCCATCTGTTTCTACTCCATTTGTGTAACCGAAACTCAGAGAAACATTTTCCATTGTTTTCGAAGCTCTGATCTTATATGAAATGATTAATTGTGCCGGATGTCCTGGGCATTTTTCTAGTGACTGTTTGAAGCCTAGAATATTATTATCACTTGGTATCTGGTTTCGTGTAATTTTAAATATTCGACTTGCTTCAGCATCGGAAGTACGATATTCGGTTTTAAGGAAAGTCGCTCCTATGCAGGTATATTTATATATATCGACCACATCAGCCTCGCCACCTCCCATATACGGATAGCAGAGAGACTGTTCAACAGCCATTCCATCAATAACATCCAAATACGGAGCTTCTGAATCCGAAGCAGTCAGATACAGTGCTCCGCTCCGATTATCATCAAACAGATTGGTGATCCTGACAAAATCCAATAATTCCCCGTTTTTAGGTGCACTTCCTTCGATTAATGCTCCAACGAAATAAGGAGTTTCATTTTCACCGATTACATCTACTCCAATATCTGTTACGATCATGAGTGAATAAATTAGAGTGGGATTATCAAAGTATTGCCGTCGGACAACATCGCCTATGTTTAAGCCTTGTTTTTTTTTAGAGGTTGGATCAAGTAAGATTTTAAATTTCTGATAGTTAAAGGTTGCCATTTATTAAGTGATTTTACAATTGTAATACGGTGTCACCTTGGCAGGAATCGCTTACCCATAGTGAGCCATTTGTAACAGAATTTTTTTGTACTTCCAATTCATATACCCTTATTTTCTTTCGGATAATAATCTCATCGAAGGTGGCTACAACATGGCCGGTTGTTTGGTTATGAATAACTCCCCAACCAGAACCGGCCAAACCGGATGAAAATCTTTCTGAACTGATATTATCAAGGAAGTAAGCGTTTCCTGTATGTTTTAGGCCATCAATGCCAGATGATAAATATATTTCATTACTAAAGAATAGCTTCCCGTTGGATAAACGGGTGTATGACCCATCAATGCCAATATGTCCTTTGGTCTCAACGGGTTTATCGTAACACACAAAATCTGCATTCGTACTGATATGCAGAGTGTCCGAATACCGATTCAAAGGCATGTAAAGACTGCTTGATGCTTGGTAATGGAATTGGGTATGATAGGTCACAAACTCCTGTGATGGAGGGTCAGATATAATATGTTTTACACGGGATGAAAATACAACTCCATCAGTATCTCCGGATAGATAAGCCCCATACTGATTAACAAATCGTAATTTCTGATGGATAATCATTCCTTCATCTGAACTGTTTACTCTGTAGCTGGAGAGTAATGTATTTCCATAATTGTGCCTTACCGTCAGTGAATCCGGGAAATAAGCCCCGCCATATTTCGTTATCAGCAGATTATCCCCATCCACATCGGTAATCCCCGCCAGCAAACGAATCTTATTTGTATGCTCACTTCCCACAAGCAAATCACCACCAATAGCTCCCACCTGAATATCTTTTTCATTGGAACGCACAAACACCGGAATACCGTCTATCCGCATCCCATACCCGGTATTGAATGAAAGGAACCCGTTAATATCAATATTATCCCGGCTGATGGATAAAAGGCTTTTCCCGTCATTACCCAAAGAAATACCATGCTCCGCAACCAACCTGCCTGACATCGTTGTAACGCCTGCCACATTCAGATTACCGACCACATGTCCGTCCTGCATCTTCCAGTCCACAGTAGCCAAGTTGGCATTCCCATGATGATAAACCGGATTGCTTTTTATCAGCACGCCGGAAGCGGAAACAGAAACCCCGTTATCTTCACTTTCCCCGACAATAATCTTCCCCCTGGAACAAATAGTCGCTCTCCCCATGTCGATACTCGCTCCATCAATCATCACCCGGTCATTCACCTTGTCGTGCCGTATAACCTGCTTGTCATCCAGATAAAAGCTGTCACCGTCTGCACGAAGTTCTCCGGAGAACTTAACCCCGGTTGCATTCCCTACATTATATATATGTAGCACTCTGTTATTACCAATTCCTGCTTCAAACCCGTTGTTGGCACGAAGTATTCCCGTCATGTCGCCACCGGTCTTTTTCATGTAGTCGATTAGTACCCCTCCTCCGCTTTGACCACCACCTTCTTCGCCTGCAACACTGCCTGATATGGCACTGGCAAAATTGTAAGCAGTGTTATGCAGACGGATAGAGGTTAAGTCCCCTTCTGTAACTGTTCCTGCATCTTGTGAATTGAAAAAATTATGATAAAGTTGTGTGTAAATAGAGTAACAGAGACTTTCGGGGTCTAAGTTTCCAATGTCAGGTAATATGGTTATGCTCATTTGGTATAAGTAGTTTTACTGAGAAAGGTTTTTATTTTGGATGTAAGGCTTGTGAAATTTGGGATGTTAATAGCAGGCATTGTTCCCATTAATGTAGGTGTCGTGATTTTACTGCATTCTGTTAGAAATTCCAGCATAAGTTGGGCTAATTGGTTGCCAAGCACCAAAGGTTCTGTTGCATCCTCACTGCCAATAGTGATTTTTTTATCAGATACAATAACACTTGTTCCATTTACATTTTGTTCAACTTTTTCAGCTGTTTGATTTATATTAGAATTGTCAACATTTTGTGTGATCTTTTCAGGCTCAATATCTATGCTTGCCTTTTTCCCTTTTTTATCTTTAGCATAGGTGATGACAGTATTTGCAGTGTATTGAGTTGAAGTTTCATTTCCAGTATGTTCTAACTTATCGTAGTCTGGAGCATTTTCATCTTCAGGATTTAAATCATCTGTTTCTGTAACTCCAATATTAACAGCCGTGTGGGAATTAATTTGAATAACATTAGCATGGGAAAAATTCATTACATAGGAATTACGGGTAGCCGCATCTATGATAATCGTTACATCTGAAAATAGGGTGGGGAGAATCAAAAATCCTCCATTATTATCTTTAGCACCGCTAAGTAGTACTCCTTTATGTGTAATAGACTCTGAACTGGCTGTTTCGTCTGGATATTCTCGCACATCGATTGTTCCGGCATAAAACTTAAATTCTTCATCTTTTGGACTATCATGGATTTTACATACATATCCATGCACCATGCGGGCTGTTCCGATTCCTCCTATCCCGCCAGGTGACATATCAATTCGTTCAAGGCTTCTGCCTAGGGCAATTTTACGGATGGCTTCTCCGATAATTCTTTGATTATTGATATTATTGCTATAATTTTTTTCCATAGGTGTTTTTCCCTCCTTTGATTTTGTATGGGAGTGTTATTTTTTGTCTGTATCCTCCAGTTCCATAGGTTGTTGTAACTTCATCTACTAAATACACTCCATTTTTAGCACTATTGCGGTTGTCAACCAGTTCAACCTGTACAGCTGTGTTCAAGGCAAAGTCACCAAACAAGGTGAGATTTCCGGTTATACCATTTAAATTAAAATTACGGAAATACTCTTTTGTTTCTTCAACGAGTTTATCTGAGTTAATGCCTAAATTTGGACTCATGTAAGGCACGATGGTATAGGTACTGAGATCTACTTTAGTTTTAGTTTTAGCTCCTTGCGCAGTGGTATTTCCTGTTACTTTGTATGTCTTTTTACTTATTTGGGTGGCATTTACTACTTGAAATTCCTTACTCCCTTCTTTTGCCGGATCGAAATCTGGATTAAGTCGAACGGTTACTTCGAAAAATTTTTCATTACTGCCCAGGGCTTTCCCGGTAACAGCTAAAAATCGAGGATCGGTTTTGAGTATCTTCAAATTGTTTTGTGCAACATGGTAATCAAAACGTATTTGAAACGGACCTGAAGGATCACCGGGAAATACCGGTTGGCTTTTGGAAGAGGAATAGGGCCTTCCTATGGCAATAGAGGGCATATTGTCTGGAGAGTTTGCATCGTATTTAAGGAAACAGTAAACTTTGTACTTAGCCCATTCCGAAAGTATGTCTGCGACAGTAAAGTTGTCTGTCACTTTTATCTTTCCTATCTGAATGTTAAACTTTTTACTATCAGTATGTATTTTAAAACCTGTACCTTTTAGAATATTATATTTCCCTTCTAATACATCATTAACACTTGTGCCTGAAGCTGGTGTCTCAAAGAATGGTGTTTGTGTCAATTTTAGCTTATAAGCCATATTCTCACATCGTAATTCAAATGATGATTCTGAATTATATGCTGTTATATATCCGTCATAAAGATTTTTCAGTTCTCCGTCGTACCCTAGTTTGATATTAATGCGCTGACCAATTTTAAAAGTTCTGTCGTTTACTGCCGATTGGGGAGCTCTCTTTTCAATAATAACCCCGTCTTGCATAACTTCAGAGGTCACTTTTGAGGCGTCTTTACCTTCCAATGTACTATTACCTACAAGAAAACTTCGATATACTGTACCTTTGGGAAATCTTACTATCGCTTTTCCAATCAAAGTTTTGTAGGATTCATTAATTTCAATATTCTCAACTTCAGTCAAAACGAAAGGGTTGTTTATTTTCATTGGATACTTGGGGTCAGCATCACCGGTAGTAATGCGACAACAGAGTATATTAAGAGTACTTATATCCATAGTTTGGAGATTTTAAGGAGTGAGGCTGGGTCTATAACTTCAGTTCCGAACTTGACTAACTGAATCCATTTGTTAGTATCACTTATTGATTTATCAATCTCTTCCTCCCTGGCAATCTTAACTTCCACAGCTTCGCTAGGCTCAACAGCAATACATGATAAGGAATAGGGCTGTACATTCCGACAATCTGAAGGAGAAAGAGAGTAACTTTGAATAATTATTTGCTTAACTTTGAATTGTTTCAGTATGGTGCTGTCACAGTCTATCACACCTTTGAACTGCATTAATTTGAGAAATTTACTCACTTCTGTATCTGGGTATATATCAGGATATTTGGATGTTATTTTACCAGAGATAGAAATTTCCACATCACCTCCTGATATAAACTCTTTTCTAGTATAATCTCGCCCCGGGACTGTTGTTAGTATGATATTATTCTTACTTGATATCTGAATTTGTGGCTGAAGGTCAACAAACTTGACTATGCCGTATTGTTCTCCATGTAAAATTTTATTAGCGTTGGCATCATAATAGGAGCTTTCTTTAGAAATACTAAGTTCCAAATAATCTTTTACCAGATTACCGACAATTGTATCTGAATAATTCTTTTTTTCTGCAATAGCTTGTTGTTCCTGTATAAGCTGGTAATAATGACCGTTCTTATTAGCAATGCTTGTTTGTGATTTGGTTTTAAGATATTTGTCTCGTTCTACCTGTTCCCAATATTTAAGAAAACGAGGATAAGAGCGTAATGTGCCATAGGTGAGCTGGCTGGCAGTTTGGATAGCGGCCCTTTTTAATATCTGTTTATCTTTACTGAAATAGTGAACCTGTCCGTCTTGTAGTTCCGCAAGTCCCATTCCAAGACTTTGTCGAGAGAGGTTACTTACATAATGGCCTGCTGTACCATAGTTGATAATACCACCGCTTAATAGGTTTGATACCCCTAGATTTAATAGTCTACTCATATTAACTTCATTAAAGGTTAAGAATTCCACGTTGCGTCGAAATCATGTACAACGTCAATTAAGGCTTCTGCCAATTGTTCTTTTAGGTTCTGTATTTCTGCTAGTTGTCCGTCTGGAGATTTAAGCAGATCGATAGTTTTTACACTTAAAAGATTAGAGATATTTACTATGACCTGTTTGGGAGCAGCTGAAGATAGTTTTCCCGTACCGGAATAGTTACCCCCAGCCATTCCATCGTCCCCTCCATTTGTGATGGCATTAGCATTATACGGCTCCGCATCATTATAATCCGGATTGTTAGAATATAGAGCGGGTGTGAAACCTGCTCCTTGCATAATATTTTCTGCTATTTGTCCAGAACCACCCCATATTTTCCGTAAGGCACTCGCTTGTTTTACCAATAAATCATGCACTGTCTGTTTTCCGGCTAGTAGTTCTTCCCGTTCTTTATCTGATGCATTTTTCCCAAGTTTTTTTTGTGTCCATACTCCATCTATCAATGAATAACCATTCTTTTTGAGTATTGAAAAATCAAAGCCGCCAGCTTCTAACGTTTTTATAGCACTGTCCTGAGATTCAATTGCTTTTAAATAGGCATTTGCTGCAACTGTAATATGGTGAGTTGTCTCATTATTTTGAAAATTGGCATAATCTATGGTTTGCCGTGCTTGCATGGCTGTGATTTTATCAATGCCATTTTTGTAATGAATTTTACCATTACGTTCTGTCCATAGAGATTTGTCAAGATTTTCATCATTAAATTTGAATTTAGAATCTATATTTTTAATATAAGCACGTACTTCTATTGCTGACTTTAATTTACCTAAATCGGCATATGCAGAATTAATCTTTGCTTGACTATCTTGTTCTGCAATACTTTTTATAGCAGCCCGTGTATCATCCTGATAGGCATCAAATGTAGTGTATAACGGCATTTTTTGTGTTATACTGGCTGCAAATGTAGAAAGATAGGCAGTCCACCAGTTTCCGGTAAAAAGACCAATTTTTTGCCCTGATGCTTCTTCTATTGTTTTACTACCAGTAACATCGTCAACGGCTTGCTTGGTATTTATAGCTTGGGTGTATGTCTCTTTTAGTGATTCATGTAAAGCCTCAATAGATGGATAGCGGTATTTTTTGTTCGCATTTGTCTCTTCCAACACTGCGTCTTTGGCCTCTTTAATTTTCCAAGTTTTGTATGCAACCCATCCTAATGCTCCAATAAGCGTAGCTATACCCGCAGTTGCAGCAATAGCCCCAGTACCTAGTGCCCCGACGGATGCAGCTGCTCCGCTAAGTCCTGACCCGGTTGTAACTTGCGAAGAAAATATATTAGCAAAAGCACTACGGGCGGTAATCGATGAGGCAGAGTTGCCTATACCTAGTGCTTGGGATATTGAACCTTTGCCGGAAATACCAATAGAAGCCAGGGCTTTTACGAGAGTTCTTTTATTTGCGAATGACAGTCCTTTCCCTGAAGCTATTTTGTTAACACCTCCAATACCGGTTAGTCCATTTAGTAACTGAAGGCTGGAAGAAGCAATGGATTGTTTGCCAATAAATCCTAGGGCTACACCAACATTAGTCAGAGCACCTGCAAGTTTGAATAAACGGGTTGCAACTAATCCTGTGAAGGCCAAAGGTTCTATCCAGCTAAAATTTCTAGCCATCCAAGTCCCTATGTTTCCCATAATAGTAAATATATCAAGTAATGTAGAACCAATACTTGCTAATCCTCTAGCCAAATCTGGAGCTTTAAATTTTTCCAGGAAGGATTTCATGTTACTTTTTAAAACAGGTTCGACAAGTTCATACCCTTGCATAAAAGATTCTGTGAGTTGGGATGTTACCTGAGCCCATAATCCTTTTGTCGTATTTTGTTTAACAAGGGCTAATTCGTCAGAGATACCATGTGATGCCGCATTGTCTGTTGTGAGGCGACGTAGAAGATCATAATTTTCAATGAACATCATAGCTGCATTACCTGCAATTTTCCCAAAGATTGTCTGCATATCTGCAGTTGTTGCGCCTTTTTTCTTAAGATCTTCAAATATATCGGCAAGAGGACGTAATTTTTCCACTTGCTTTCCATATATATTCGCATATTGAGTGAATTTTACGCCTAATCTATTAAGAGTATTTTGAGCTTCAGCGGTCGGTTTGGCAAAACGGGTTGCCATTGCTCTCAATGCAGTACCTGCCATTGTTCCTTTTATCCCCATATTACCTAATACACCTATGCCGGCGGCACTCTCCGTAAAATCTACTCCAGATATTTTCAGGTATCCTCCTGCCATTTTATATGCTTCGGCCATGTCTAAGACGTTGACATTTGATCGAGATACGGTTGAAGATAAAATGTCGGCAACAGACCCCATTGAAGTGTTTTTTATGTTATACCCGCTCATTATGTTCGTCGTAAGATCTGCGATCTGAGCAACATCATTATCACCAATAAGGGCTAGATTTGTAATTGGGCGCATTGATGCATTAATAGTTTTGATATCCATCCCGGCCATTGCTAGATATTTTGTTGCACCGGCAATCTCAACGGCTGTGAATTTTGTATCAATACCAATTTGACGTACGTTTTGCGCCATATTCTGAAATCGTACTTCAAATGTAGACAAATCATTATCGGCAACTTTTAGTATACTATGTGCCGATTCCATGATATTGTTATAGTCAATAGCTTCTCCAAGCTCAGATTTGATGAAGCTGTACGCCATATAAGCGTTGAGCATTGATCCTACGAATGGGAGTGCATGAACTGAAGGAGCTTTAGAGTACTGAATACGATTGATTGCAGCTCGTCGTTTATTCCCATATAATGTATTCTCTATGTTTATCTTCCGCTGCATATTGCGCACACCTTGCATGGCGCTGCGTTCTTCATTGGCCTGAGTTTTCTTTTGAATATTTTCTTGTTCTTTACGCTTTTGCGCCAGTTCACGTTCAATGCGTTTGGCCGTCTCTTTCTCTATACGTATCTGATTAGCTAGAGATTTCTTTTGTATAGCCTCCTGTTCTTTCCGTGCTTTTTCTAAACGTTTAGTATTGGCGATCTCCTCTCTTTCAAGCTTTCGATTGCTACGTTCTTCGGCTGCATAAGCTGATTTTTGTTCATAGAGCTTTTGAGCTGTATAAAGTTTTTCCTGTAATAGTTTGTTCGCTTTATTAGATAAAGTGACAGGAGATTCCGGATTTAACGCAAATGGCACAACTGCTCCTTTTGCACTAATCCCAGAAATGGCAGACATATTCAATTTGAAGTTGACTTCTCCTTTTATCTGACGTAAAATAGAGAGGACTTCAACTAATCGACCTTTGGCTACATCTGTTTTGATATTTAATTCATGTCCTTTTTCTAAAGATACAAGTGCCGCGTTAACCTTTCCTACCGATCGAGTAATCATCTGCTGAACACCTATGAAAGTATTAAGTGCATTCTTTGTTGTTTTGCGGTACTCTTCACGCTGTTGTTCTTGTGATTTCTTATCAACAAAAGCTTTTGTTTGCGATTTTATGCTTCGGCTATCTATTTTTTGTCCGGCATTTATGACTAGGCTAATATCCTTAGTCATTTCTTTAATATCAGAAATAAGATTTTTTACCCTGCCAAGTTTCTCTTCGGTTTCATTCGTTTTTATATTAAGGCTAAATGAATAGTCACGTTTTTTTCCGGATTTTGTCCTGAAAGTTGCATCTATTTCATTCATCATTTTTTGTATGTTTGAAATCGCAGGGCTAAGACTGACTTTTGCACTTACTAACTTACCTACTGCATTTGCAAACTGCATAACTTGTTTTGTTCCTTCAGTTGCTTCGACGTCGATTGTATAGTTTACCTGATAGTTTTTTTCTTGGGACATATTGGGTCAAGGTTTCTTTTTATAAAGAATAGCTGATTAATGTGAGTGGTGATTAAATGAGGAAGGCCCCTGTAAGCGAGGATGCTTAACAGGGGCCGGAAACAAACAAGAATGAAATTCTCAAAGAAAGGATTGTGCGGTTTTGGTGATTAACATTTGCTGATGTAGCCATAAGGCTTCTTCTGATAACATTGCGAATTCCTCGTCTGTAATAGAATTAAGGTTAACACCTGGGAAGTAGTGTCGTATGTAGGTTAATCGTTGTCGTATTCGTTGGTTGTCTTCTACTACCCAGGAATTTATAAACCCACAAGTGTACTTTGTCGGGTTGTAATGATTTCGGAGAGTTGCCCCATCAGACCGAAGAGAAAAAGAGAGTCATCATCAATAAGTTCCTTGTCTCCGTCAACGTAACAGTCTTTCGCTAAGGTTCTCATGGCACTTACTTCATCGCGTTTAGAAGCGGTCATGAATTTAGAAAACTGAGGGAAGGTTGGTTCTCTCATATATGTAACATAGAACTCTTTCTCCCCAATAGTAGCGTCACCAAAGACAACCATAGGGTAAATTTTTCGAAGTTTGTTTTCTGTTTTAAGGACTTGTGCCTTTTCTTTGATTTCTGCTTCTTGTTGTAGGCTGAGTGTTTTTTCTTCCATAAAATATCTTTTGGTTAAGAATAGCCCTATTAGAGAGAAAAGGTTTTTTACTAGAGTAATACATAAATATTGAAAAAGAGGAATATTTTAATAGAAGTAGAATTTAGAAAAAAATATTTCTTTTTTTGGTGTTAATTGTGATATGTGATAGAATTATTTATAAATTTGTAAAAACATGCGTTATGGGAAACACTGGTATTGATATTCAAAAAGCGAGTTCTTCTAAGAATCGTAATTGGCCCGTTCATCCTAGATGGTTAAGTATTCGAAGTGGGATGAAAGAGAGTGAAGTTATGCCTAATAATGATGGGTTGTACATGCAAGATACAATTCGCGGTTTTATTGCGGCATCGTCTGATCATCCAGACATAGAGAATACTTTGTCTCTTTTTCAAGTTATACCAGAAGATTTTCCTTTTGACAATCCGTATGGAAGAATTGAGCCAGTTGATACTAAAAGTGAATATATAAGTGATATATTAGGAAAGAGAATCATAATTAGGATTGATCCTGGACGTTTATATAAGAATATAGGTTGTTGTGATATATTTCGTGAGTGTGAAAATGGAGAATGTAAATTTAAATGTTTTGATTTAGATAGTCGTATAGCCTTATTTTATCATCCAAGACTTGAAAAACTTCATTATTTTAGACATAACTCAGTGTATATAAGTGAGTTTGAGAGAATAAAAGATGAGTTTAATAGCACATTGAAAGTGGATGAAAATGGTCAAATAGATGAGCCAATAAATATTTACACATATCAAGTAATAGATGGGAAAAATAAACAGAAATATACTCGTTTGTATGTAGGGTATAAATGTAAGTACTCTGGTCTGTATGAGTATTTTTTTCCTATTTACCATTCAGGAAAAGTTATTGCTGTACTAATGCAAGGGCAGCGTAATAATCCGGAATTAGTTAATTATCCAATGTTTGCTCCTTATTTGGATGATTCCCAAAAAGGGGAGGCATTAAAGATGTCTTTACAGAATTTAAGATGTAATGAAAAATTCTGGCTTGAACCATCCTTAGATGATAGAAGAAGAGATGCAATTTTTGATAGAATAATAGAATTTGCAAGAAGAATAAACGATACTGTTAATTCAATATCACAACAATATGTGTCTCGAGAATTTCAATCAATTGAGAATGAATTTAGAGAAAATATAAATCGTATTAAGCGTAGCGATATTCAGATTGTAGATGAGTATAAAAAGATTTTAGAATCCACCTTGAAGAAAATATTTTATACATTTAATGATGATGGTTTTATTCGGATTTATTCTTTGATTGAAAACAATCAAGAGGAAAAAACAACTGTTTCGGAATTTGAGTTAATAGGTGATTCTAATTCTCAATCAAATTGTTCAGAATATGCTTTGTTAAAATTTAATGAATTACCAGTTAACCGAAATGTTATTGAAGAAAAGGAACTAATATCATACTTAGATGATTCTCAGAGAGATCTAATATTGGAAGACAAACATACTTTTAGACTTGAAATTCCATTTGTACATAAAATGGCTCATATAATATGGAAAAGCTATAAGTTGGAAAAAAAGAATGGGGTATACCAGTTTCAACGTGATTATTATGGTAATACATTGAAATTATTTTATCATGTATTACTAGAGCCTTATATTATATTGAAACAACTTGCTTTTGAAGAACTGCTAGAGAAGTCTATTCGTGTATCAGTGCATGAAACAGCACAAGTTATACCTCCTATTATTCAGACATTGAAAAGTTATTTTGATTATGATAAAGAATCAATTAAAACTATAGGTTCTAACGAATTCTATAAAAAATTTCATGAGGATTTTTTAAGGCAAATTCAAAATGAAAGATATTTTAGGGAAATGATTAAAAAAATAGGAGATATAAATAACCGAATTGAATTATTAGATGGCTTATATAAGCGCTCAACATTGATATTTAAAAGTGTTGATCCGACTCTGGATTGGGAGGATTTTCATAGAATTATTTATTCAATTCAATCTCTTTTTGATGAAAAAGCATTTCTGAATAATCGTCAATCTATCGAAATTCATCTTGAACAGGTATTTTCTCAATATCATATTTTTACAGATAAAAATTTTATAACTCAGATTTTATTTAATTTAGTAGATAATGCAATTAAATATGGAATCCGTGGTAGTAAAATTAATATTCGTGTTCGCATGCCTCAAATAACTAAAGAATACTTAAAACATGGGATTGTTCAAGATGAACATATGCAAATTATTGTAGAAAGTTTTGGTCAAAAAATAGAAGACAAATCAAAAAACAAATTATTTGATTTGTACTATAGATCAAGTAAGGATGAAATAGAAGGACTTGGTATTGGTCTCTTTTTAGTAAAGCGTCTGTGTCATATTTTAGGATATTCCGTATTTTGCTATTCGAGTGAATTTGTAGAAGCTATACATTTACCTATCTATTACTTTTTTTGTGAACAAAAAGGACTAGTTTATCTCAGTGAAATACTGGAAGATAGGTATACTGATATACGTGTAAAAAATAAAATCGTATTGAATAATGCTATAGAACGTGTCGTAAATACGGATAAACAGAGAAATATTGATTGGGATATTACTGATTATGAGATTGAAAATCAATTATTTGATTCTGTTTATAGTAATAAATTTGTGATATATATTCCGATTAATAAAAGTAATACAAAATTAATAGATCATGATGCAAACTGAAGATAAGTATATTCTTTTAATTGAAGATGATGGAGCAATGGCAAACAGTATCCAAGAAGCAATTAAGAAGAAAAATAATTTTGTAATAGTTAAAGCTTTTAGTTATATTTCCGCGATAGGGAAATGGATGGAGGCTGTAAAAATTGGGAGAGAATTTGAATACATAATACTAGATTTAAATATTAGTGTTGCAGGAATGCCAGGTAAATTATTAAAAGAGTATTATCCTTACTCAGGTTTGGCCTTTTTCTTTCAAATATGTGATAATAATCCCGATTTACGTAAGAAGTATGAAAAAATAACATTTATGTATACAGGTTATGAAATACCATTAAAATCAAAAGCCCTAGAAAAAGGATGGGATTTGAGTGGTTTAAAAATTTTATCAAAACGGCCTGATAGTATTGACGAATTAATACAAATGATGAATTTTTAATAAATACTTTTATAATGAATGGAGTGGAAGATAAATCAAGATGTCGAAAAAAGAAACCTTTTTGTATTAGAATCTTATTAACTTTAATCTCTATACTAAAACATAAGTATAGTCATCGAGCTTTCTTAATTGCTGTTTTCTTTCTAATAATTATGTTTGCAGGATATAATTATATATCTGCCTCATCAAATATTAGTGCTTCTTACGACTCTGTTTTGTCTATATTGCAAAATTTGTACACTTTAAACAATAAATGCATTAATCATCCACAGATTATTTGTGACGAGAGCTCTATAAGTGCATATCAGCAGTATTTATCATCAATAGATAAGCATATAGACGAAACTTATAGTTCACTCAAGCAGATAGTTGATGATATGGACAATAATAAAAAAGGATTGTTTGATGCCAATACTATTACCTTCCTTGTTTCTTTTGGACTTGCTGGTATAATAGCACTTTTTTTAGATAATGATAGAAGAACAACAGATAAAATAAAAGAAATGAATGAGTTAAAAACTCAACTTAAGACCTTATCTAAAGAATACGATCAAAAACTTATTGATTTTAAGGAAGATATTGGTGAAAAACAAAAAGTAATACAATTAATCAATAATTTCCAAATGATACACCTTATAGCAATTCAGATTTCTATTGAGATTTCAAAAAATCCAATAGAAGAGAATGGCCCTATTAATGAGTATTGCCGAACTATAGATGTTGAAATAGCACATATTATACATTCCTTAAACAAAGGTGAATATAACAATATTCCTGTAGATATTAAACCACATATATTTAGTGAGATGTTGAAGATTCAAGGTTTAATATCTTCTTCAAATATAGTTCAAGAGGGTTTAATATTAGTCCCCTTGATAAGCTGTCAGCAAAATTTGCAAGAATTGATAAATAGGATAAGTATTTTTAAACTTGAAATTACTACTTAAGAACTTAAATATCATGAAGACTATATTTAAATAGTCTTCATGATTATATAGTATCCCCATCCCCAATCATTATATCGAATGGATTTAAGTCAAACTCATGAGTAATATTAGTATCGTCCTGTTGAGACTCCATGCCATCCTCAGAGAAAATACAACCTTTCAATGTAATTGTAGTAGTACTCCAATCATCTGAAGCCATAGGATTAGCAAAGCTCACGATAAGGTCAAACTCACCAATATCCATCAAACTACCGTAGGTACTTCGAAGCATCTGTTGAGTGGCGTAATCCATCGTTATCGAAGCTGTGTAGGTAATATTGCCGAAACCTCTACTCACAGGTTTACCTCCCATTCCGTAATTCGACTCAATTTTTCTTTTCTTATTCCACTTTATTCCACTAACTCCTTCCAAAGTGGTACTACCTTCATCAATTCCTAGAGCAGTGGAAGATAGAGTAATCATGCTCCATGAATAAGCGACATTATTAATTATAGCCATTGATTATTGTTATTTTGCGGTTAGAGAAAGTCCTTCTTCTACGAAAATCTTCACTGCTACACCCAGTGGTACGATCACATAAGAAATACGTAGTGTGTCATCTATTAAGACATTTTGGTTAGTATCAATATTCACTGCATATCCACTAATTTCTTGAGCCGATTGCATTTTATTAAGGATGTCTCCTATGAGTGTTTTAAAAGCAGATATTTTAGACGGCGCCAGGAAGCCGGTTGTTGGATTTACCATCAAAGGACTATTTACGTAGGGTAGGAGTGCGGATCGGACTGCTCGACGGGACTTATTAATAGTTCGGTTACGGGCAATGGTTCTAAAGTCTCCGTTGGAACAAGTCTGATCCTTAGAAATGTATAATCCGTTTTCACGTCCTGCATATTTGATCAGAAAAACATACCCTTTTGTATCAAGATCATCTAATAATGTTGGGGATAATGATTCATAAGCATTAAGGCTAATAAATTCGTCTTCATCCGTCTGGTTTATATCCCCGAAACCAAGTTCAATATTTTGAAAATCGTCACTAAACAAATTGAACTGTTTGACCCAGGCAACGGATTCTTGTACATTTGCTTTTGCCAAACATCCTAACATGCTACCAAGAAAGCTTACAGGTGTATTATTCTTGTTGCGTTTTTGCATTGTAGAAATTAACTTGGATTGTGCCTGCCCAAAGATTACTGTTGTGCGAGAGGCATCACATATTGCTGTGGGGATTTTATTTAGGTCAATGATTTTCCCTTCTGATGTATTGGCACCAGTATTTGAACAATTAGCAGAGAGTACAATAGAAAGAGGTTGATGTTGTTCTGCCATGGCAACAGCCTTATCATTAATCGAATTAACAAGGTTGAGACTATATTTCTCTTCTGATCCGTTTAATTTCCACAAAGGTTGCTCCGTATAGACACCAAGTTGACTTATTGTACCTCCGGAGGCCCTCTGCATAATATCAATAGCGGACCAATTGGAAGAACAGTCTGCAAACATGACATATAACCTACCGTTACCATCAATATTTCCACTACAACGAAAAAATTCACTAATATGGTAATACGGGATTCCATGATAAAAATTCACATTATTCTCTTCATCTTCTGTTGCCGTAACCCTCTTAATGATACCAAAATCCTGAATTGCAGATTTTAGATTTGTAATATATGCAACATCATTTAGCGCTAACTTTCCTACATTATTTTTTCCGTAACCGGCACTAAATAGATCGGGTTGTAATGATACATCAAACAGTAATCCTGTTACTTTCTCGTTTCCGGAAGCTGAGTTAACAGGGATATTGCCATCTACAGTTTTAATAATTACATTTCCTAAAGACATGTTTGGGATGTGTTAAGATTTATAGTATGGGTTTTTATATAATACCGCCTTCCCTCTAATCCCTTCAGGGGTATCTAATGTATAAAATCCCCCTTGATTGTCTACATACATAGATTGATAAGTAGGAAAGGTTCGAAGGATATTCATTGTATATTCATCCGGTTCCGTATAACCTTCTGACTTCAGAGATTTTATCTTTTGGTCTGATGTTTCAACAACTGGGACTTCTGATATTGGGTTTTGTTCGTTAACAGACGTTGTATTCTGTTCTTCTTCGAATTGTGTAGAAGCTTTTATTTTTGCCATACTTGCATATATTGAGGTAATAGATTTAGGGGAATTGATATTAATTACCCATTCCCCTAGTGTTAAGATTGATGGTTAGCCGCCAGGTGCTTCAGCTGTCTTTTTATAGGCTGTATGAACTACAATTTCACCTGGTCGGACGATATTTACGTCCATTTTGAGTCGCATTTGAAAAAAGAATAATTCTGAGTTAGACTGTAATCTATCTACTTTCAAGACTTCCGCATCGTTCGCATAATCAACACCCATCCAAAGATTTGAATTCATGTCGGAGGTAAACTCACCAAGCGTGATAGTGTGTTCTGGAATCCCTGTAATAGGCACGATGCGCTTTCCCTTAAACCGATAACGGTTTATTTCCACGTTTTCACTGTATTTAACCAATTTGTCAGATACGTATTGGTCGTACAAATCCCAGGCATCCCACCCCATAATAAAGGTCAACCCTGCTTTTTTACGTACTTGTTTCGGGCATTTCCGCCACATTGCATATAGTGCTTTTTCAACAGCTGCACCATCTGTCAACTCTGTATTCCCTGATAGGATACACTGGCCTCCGGCAATGGTTTCTGCGTCTGTAGCATTGATATTATCAATTATACGTTTGATTGCACCATCAAAATACTTCTCCTTATTCCTGCCAATAATGATAGAATCTGCAGGACTAGTAATTCCGGCAGCGGCGGTGCCTCCCTGGGCGGATGTCCAAATTGCGTTCCCGATGAATTCGTTCTTTTTCTCCATGAGGAGTCTGAGCATTGTTGCTTGAATTTTAGGGTCTAATTCACGAAAAACAAGATTTCCGGTCGGCTGGGCGAAACGCCAATATTTTTCATAATGGCGTGGATTAAACTCCAAATAAACCATAAAATCGGAAGGAATTAAATAACGCTCTGTGAAAGTGTACTCGTTTTCTCCGTTTTCCCCTTTAGCCCCGTGGTTGGATTGTGGGGTAGGGACATTATCTTGGATAACGTCACCCAGTTTGATGCTGGGGAGTGTGAACTTGTGTTGGATGCCGCTCTGAATATGAATCAAACCTTCACGGAAGGTATCGTTCGATTGGGCAGTATAGGTGATAAGGTCTTCCAGTACCTCACCGTTGTAACCATTTTGAGCAAAATTAATAGTATCGGACATTTTAATAGGTTGGTTAGGTTAATAGAAAAACTTCTTAGGAAAGCTTTTTGAATTCAAAGTTTTCGCCTACTACGTTTTTCACTTTTTTTGCCATAATAGCTTCGGCTGTTTGGGTTCCATTAATGGTAAGCTGAATATTGTTTTGGTCAGAAGCGATTTCCTGAGAAATGATTTCGCGTGCCGGAATGGACTTCAATGTATTGTCTGCTAACTCATAATTAGAATTCGCCATTTCAACCCATTGTGCTTCAGATTCTTTACCTATTTTTCCTTCATTGATTGCTGCTTCAACCAATGTTTTAATTTTTACTTTTTTCTCATCCGCTTCTTTGGTTTCATAAACGCTTAATTTGGCTTTTACTTCAGTCAAGTCTTTCTGTAGGTTTAGCACTGTAGCTTCTTTTCCTGCAATAATTAACTGGGCATCACTAAGGGCTTTATTTGTAGTTGTTAGTTTGGCTTCTACTGTCGTTAATTCCGCAATACGGGCCATGACATCTTTAACTTCGTTGTCTTTCATCCCAAGAGTCGCTGCAACAGCGCCAAATTCAATACCTATATTTTTGTCTTCATTCATAGATGTGGTTTTATAATTCTGATTAAGATTAGGACTTGTATCTGCAAAGAGTTTATTTTCTTTATCGAGTAGATTTGCTTCATTACAAATCCTACTCATTAGATTTTGTATCTCTGACATATTGTTGGTATGTGTAAGTTCGCTTTTGACTTTATCACATAATTGTTTGGAAGTATGAATGATGTTCGTAGAAGGAATTATTCCGGCTTTTACCGCTGATTGAGCATTGAAATAAGTGCCATCACATCCAGCTTCACCTGTCATAATTGCCCGGACTTGTTCCTTTTTAAGATTGAAGCGTTTATGGTAGATCATCTCAATCTGATATGTAAATGCTTTTACTAAGTCAGTGGTCTCACTACTTTCTGAATTGGGAAGAAATGGATTGTGTATCATTAAAATAGAATAATCTCTCATTAATGAACGGTTTCCTGCTGCCCATAGAACGGAGCCCATTGATGCGGCCATTCCCTCAATAATGCATTCAGTTTCAATTGCAGAATTTTGTATACATGAATAGGTACTCATACCATGGAGGACTGATCCTCCTTCCGAATTAATTAGAATTCGTATCAAACTTGGTTTGATTACATTTTCCAAAAACTCAAATTCACGATTGAAAACTGTCGTAGACTCTTCTGTTATTTTGCCAGAGAAACGTATGATTGCAATTTCCCCCTTTCGAGCCTCTCCAACAACGTATTTTAATTCATAGGTATCCATTTTTTATTAAAGAATAGGATTTGAAAAGTATATGTGTTGAAATTAACTATTCATTGATCTTTTCATCAGTGGAAGGTGGAGATGGAGACTCTTCGACTGAAGGTTGGTAGCCTGTTGCTTCATCATAAATCGGTTTTGAATGATTGCCATGTCCTGCCGTATTATGTTCTGAATCGGTATGATTGGTAAACGGAGGCATAACGATGTATCTTTCAATCCAATCCCGGTATATCCAAGCAGATGATTCTCGAAACCAAACTTCGTAATCTACCCAGTAAGCCTGTAACATATTTGTAGTTTGAGGCATATCAAAGTATGTCAAATTACACCGTTCTTTTAAAGCTGGTTCAAAGTTTTTTGCATCTTGTATAGCGATATTCACCCTTTGAAACACACAAAAAGGATCACATTCTCTCTCAGGATCAGAATTGTTTAATGTATTTAAAATATACCTGATACGCATTGTTGCACGTCCTTCTGTCAAATGCTGTTGTTGAACTAGGTATCGGACATTAATAAAGTGGATGTAGATGGCAGGAAAAGATACTTCATATTCCATGTTTCTGTCCCTTACTATTCTGGCAAATTGCCCATTATCAATTTGGATGGTATTGAAGTATGGTTCACTTGTAGGATCATCGGGATTAACCCGAATGGTTAGAAGTGCTCTTTTTACTGCGTTATACATTTCCACAAAAGGATTTTCTTGCTTTTGTTCTGGAACAGAAATGGTAGGAGTTACAGGAGGAGCGATTTGGGGAATTTTGTCTTTAATCATAATTTAGTGTGGGAAACCTCTAAAAATTATATCAATAAAATGATCTTCAATTGTTTTTTCTAGTTTAGGGTTGAAACCTATAAATTGGCGTTGGACGGCCTTTTTGTTGGTATATTGATTGAGTGTGTAATTGGATAGTGACTCATTGGTATTATGTACTGCGGCGTAACCTATATGTTTTGACTTACCTCGTTTGCCATGTTTTGGAACATTGAATTCAGTAGTCCAAATATCATATCTGGCTCCTCTGGCGAATATTTTCTTTTTATCATGTCTTTCTCCGTTTCGATTGGTCCTTTTCCCATCGAACTGAATAGATTTTTTTAATAGGCCGGTATCTTTTAATTTAGGATGTGGAAACTTATGTGACCATTTTGAAGCTTTAGGTTTCCATGCTTTCCCAGTACCATAAAAGCTACCAACCAAAAATGACGTTTGAAAATACCGTCTTGAATAATCGCCAGCCAATGTCGTGAAATCGAAGATGTTTTTCTCAAAATTATCTATAAATGAACTTTTCCCATTTTTCCACTGTGCACAGAATTCATCAATTGTTATCTTCATCTAAATAGAATTTTGTTTTTAATCTCTGTTTTATCATTTTGCATTGAGGTTTAAGGGTATATGAGAAATATGGATGAGCATCTGAAAAGATTCGTCCACCTTTAGCCAAGCTTTCTTTAAATATAGGATTTGTATTTATATGGATTGCTTTGGGCGCAATTGAAGCCATGACAGTAGGATTATTACCGGAAATTAAAAAACACCTACATCCCCATTCTATTGGCGGTATTAGTTCTTCTGGGAATTCATTCTTTTTGTAAGTAGCACCTTCATGTGATAAATGCCATGCTCGAACTCGTTCATCGCCTTGTGTCATATAAGTAACTGGACTGTTATCAGGAAGATTCAACCACCAGGCTGCAATTATAGCAGCATATAGTACATCCTCATTCTCCTGTTTTGCATATGTGTCATTATATTTTTTGAATATGTCTTTGCATAACTCTAGGTTTTCTGTTCTTTTCTCATGTGGCAACTCGTTCATCATTGCCATTTCTTCAGCAACAGCAAAGTCAACTAAATTATCGATAGCAGCTACAATAATATCATGTTCTTGCTTTTCTCGTTCTGTTGAAAATGAGTTGTGTTTTCGAAGGAGATCAAGCGCGTGATCAAAATCTATCTGTAATCCTGCAAGAACTTGGTCTATAAGAAAAGAAGCTCTAAGGGTTATAATGTCTTCCATTATCTCCCATGATTCTGCACTATCTTCATATGTTGTGAGAAAACGTTGAAAAGCTTCTAATAGCACTAAATATTCTTGGTGGGACTCATCTTGATGATCTTTTAATTCTCCAATGAATTTTGAGGCTTCTGGGAACGGATGTCCACCAATCTTTATTCCGTTCCCATTAGAAAATTTTGAACTTGGCTTCCTCGTGCCCTTCCATAGCGTCGATAGTACTCGTCATCAGGCATGATACGACGGTCATGTGAAGAACTGACTGAACTGGAAAGCGTATTGTTATTACCTTCGGTCATGATATTAATTTGTCTACCGACGTTGACCCCAAACTCTTTTTCAATTTCATCGGCGCTAACCTCGTATTTGTCAGTTATTAAATTGTATAGCTTTATACGATCTTCATTGTTCATCTCAATCCGGTTACTGTATTTAAACTCTAATCCGGCTTTGATATATCCCATATTGACCAGGCGGGGAATAATCTCTTCGTTCATAATATTTTCGATGTAACGTCTGTACACTTCAATTCTGTCCCGGAATATGTCCTGATGAGCCTTAGTAGAGCCTACGTATGATTGCATCCCTCCCGCCATACTCTCTGAGCCCAGAATCAGATTGGCAACCTCATTATTGACAAACTCAATCAGGGAAGTATAAATCTTTTCCGAATTACTCATCGTAAAGGTCTTGATATCCACCTCGTCCTCAATTCCCGTGACAATCACCTTGTTCTGTGCAGCGTTGGCGATGTCCTGCGCAAGCCGCTTGCGGTCTGTATTTGATTCACTTACAGTCTTTCCATGGATGACTGGTTGCCCGTAAGTATGCGAAAAATTTACATAGTTGGCTGTGGTAAACTTTTTGGCAAGGATAAGTGGTGTAGTCGCAGAAAAAAGTCCTATATCCCCGCTGTTGATTAGCACATAGTTTCTCTGATACTTGGCAGAGCCGATATTCCAATTCGGTAGCCACAATCCTTGACGCTTGACCACGGTCTGCTGATCAGGAAGCACATTACGCCTTTCTATGATATTCACCGCAGCCAGCTTTCCCGTCCGGGGATTGATACCGGGCAATATTTCAAGCAGGGTATAGCCGAACAGCTTTGCCTCGACAATCCCCCGGATAATCTTGTCGAACTGGCTTCCTTGGATAAGCTGGGTCTGCCCTACGTCTTTGATGTATTTCCCCTTCTCATTTATGCGTGCCAGCATATAGCGGTCACCCAATATTTGCGACTCCAGTGTTTCGATGACCGAACGGATATGGGCATCTTGTTGCAGGCAGGCCTCGTATAAATCGATCAGCCGGGAACGGTCATCAAGTATGGTTCCGGCTACCATATCCGAACGGGTGGATTTATACCGGTTGTTACGTTCGATTTCGATTACATACTCTTGGATGATCTTTTTGCTTGTTCGAAATATGCTATGTAGTAATTCGCTATTTATTGTGTTTTGGCTTGTAACCTCCATAATACCTTTTTTCAAAAGAATAGAATAAACCATCAACTTTTGGTTAAATATGAGTTTTCGATATACATAGTAAAATGTATCATATTGTCCCAAAAAACAGGTAGAATTTACGATCTCAAAATATATAATTGTATTGGTTTGAATTGGTTTAAAAATGACATGCAAGTGATTGTGAATCAATAATTAAAAATAATTAAGTGGTTCTAAATTTCTTGGTTTTTTATGGCTGGATAGAATGTGAATAGTATATATTTGCGGCAAATTAAATTAATAACAGCTAGATTAATATGAAATGAAGTTAGTAATGACTCTTTGTGACGAAATTCGATACAAGGAGTTTCCGGATTTGTTGTTTGGGAAGTCTTGTGATAACAGTGTTTATTTTGATTCGACACATTATATACAGGTAAATGGTGATGTAAGAAAGCATAGTGTGAAAATTTTTGAATTAGGATTTATTCATTGGATTAATGCTATTAGCGAAGCTTACTCTATTCCTCGTATAGACTTGATTGTACAAGATGAGACAACCGGGCATATTTTAATTGATGAGTCATTGGCACTTCTCTTTGTTGCTTATATTGATCCAGAGTTTGGAATCTATATGCTGGAGAGAATGTCTGAAATGTTATATCGTGGTATTACACTTTCGGATACGCACGTTTTAATGCTGGCCAATGAAAGATTAACGGAAGATCAATTATCAAATTTAAGCAAATGATACAAAAAACATTCCAAGAACCAAAGTATGTTCTAATATACAACGGAGCTCAAGAATTATTAGCAGTTATGCGATCTCTGAACACTGCATCAGATTTATGTAACCTGAACCTACAAGCGATATCTTTTTGCTGTACAGGGAAGTACGTGAGTTCAGGGGGATTGTATTTTAGACATGTAGATCCAAAAGTAGAAATTGAGTTTGTAGATTTTTATAACTTGTCATTATCCGAATATGATAAAATGTGTGGTGTTGTTAGGCGTTATCATCCCGAAGAGGATATGCTGCGTAGACGTATTTTGGAAAAGCAACATAAATTATTCAAATACTAAACGAAAATGGAAAGAGAGAATAAGTATCTTCTATTTGAAGATAGTAAGATTAGAGTAATTCAAAATTCTGAAAAGGAAGTTGAGTGGATGTGTCTGAATGACATCTGTGATGTTCTTCAGCGAAAGATAATGATTGAATCCGGAGAGTCAATGAGGCTATGCCCTTCGGCTTGTAAGATTCAATTCAAAGTAGACGGGAAAGACTATTGGGCTATAAAACCGAATGATCTGCCAAAATTGTTGCGTTCTGTAAGTAAAGAAAATCAGCCGATCGCTGATCTTTGTAAAAGGTTGGAAAGGTGGAATGAAGAACTCTATGTCTCTGAAATACTCGATCCTGATGTTATGGAGTTATTTACGCAGAACGAGTCGGCACCAATAATATTCAACTATCAAAACCATTTTCCAATTACATTCAAAACTGAGTCTGGAAAGATAATGGTCAATGCGACGCAGATGGCAAAATCATTTGCGAAATTGCCCACCGAATGGTTAAGACTGAATGCTACAATAGAGTTCAGAGAGATGCTTGTAAAGGAAGGGCGATCTGCTAATATAGACGAACAGGTTATTACGACCAGGGGAGTTAATGGTGCAACCTGGATCAATGATGATTTGGCTCTCGAATTTGCGAGGTGGTTGTCTCCTGATTTCTCTTTATGGTGTAATACTTGCACTAGAGAACTTGTTGCAAGGGGATATGCTTCTTCTAGGCCTAGAACAAAAGAAGATTTAGAAAATTATCCTGTTCCAACAAACATCGATGAGGCTCTATCATTGACGATGAAGCTGCAGGATAGGATAAAAGAAGATAAGCCAAAGGTCAAGTTTTATGAGGATAATGTGGAAAACCGGGATTGGTTTAAAAGTGGCAGAATCGCTGACGAACTTCAAATATCAACAATCCAGCTACATCAATTTCTTTATGAGAATAAGATCGTTCGATATGAAAGGAAACAATGGGCTGTTCTTAAGCAGTATTCCTCTCTTCAAGTAGAAATACCTTATGAATGGACAAACCCTGTAACGAACAAAACATACAGGTATGGTGCACAAAAACGTTGGACTCAATATGGTAGGGAGTTTATACTTAACCTCTGGAAATCTAAACATCCTGAAGATTGATAGTATGAGTGAAACTACATTACAAAAAATAATAAGAAGGACCGGAAGAAAACCGGTCGAATGCAAATGCCGGGCTTGCAAGGAACAATGTCGAACTCCTTGCTTGGGTACTCCAGATGATATTATGAAACTTATTGAGGCTGGGTACATAGATAAACTCCTGCCGACAGGTTGGGTAGTAGGTATGATGTTGGGTAAAATAGATCATGTTATTCCAATGGTGCAGCTAAAAAAAGCAGAAAATGGCTTTTGTGTGCTTTACAAAGATGGACTTTGCCTTTTACATGAGTTAGGTCTAAAACCAACGGAAGGGAAATTATCACATCATACAATAAAAGCCGAAAATACAAGCTTCCGAAAACTACTAAGCTATAATGTGGCAAAAGAATGGGAAGATCCAGCCAATTTTGCATTGATTGATAAAATTACTCTTTTATTTATTATGAAATGTTTGTAGTTCAAATTATGTATGGTTATTTGTCTTATCCATCCATATAGCAGTTTTCAATTACTGCCCACCCCTCAGTCTACGTGATGTAAATTGAGGGGTTTTTATTATAATCTTAGACCTAATTAAGTAGACTTACCCTATTCTTAAGTAGATACTATCAATATCTATTTATTATTAATTGAATCTATGGAACTAAAAAGACGAATGACCTTTCTGGAGATGAAAATGCACATGGAGACACATACAACGAAACTGGCAAATAGAGTTACGGTTGGATTGTATGCAAAGTCACTGGGGTATCGGGTCTATAAACCAATGATCGCCGGAAAACTATTGTTCTACTATGTCAACGACTCGTTTTCGGAAAACTGAGTTACCACTAGCCAAATGAATTGATTGGCAGTTCATAATACTGCAAGTTTGGATATTAACTATAAAATATTCCTTTTATGACAAACGAGATTTTTTTGTATCAGGGTACAGAAATAACCTTCCAACTTGAAACTGGAAATGTAAAAATTAATGCCTCACAAATGGCGAAGCGCTTTGGAGACAAAAAGAAACCGGTGTTGTGGCTGCGTTCAAGACAGGCGAAAGAGTATATCGAAGCCTTAACCGAGGTGCAAAATTGTACTTCGGCTGATTTACTGTATATTAACAAAGGCGGTAGTAAAGAACAAGGCACATGGATGCATGAAGACTTGGCCCTGGAGTTCGCTCGATGGTTATCCCCGGGGTTCGGAATTTGGTGTAACAACAAAATCAAAGAGCTTCTGAGAAAAGGAGAAACGTCTCTCTCTACTGATGAACGGGCCATGCTATACCAAAGTAACGAACAATTGAAAAAACAGCTTGCTGAAAAGATGCCTCAGATCGAGTTTGCCGAAGCCATATTGGAAAATGGGGAATGTGTCTCGGTAAGTGTTTTGGCTGTCATGTTAACCGATAATGGCTGTAATATCGGTAGAAATAAACTATTCCAATTCCTGCGTGAGTTTGGTTTTGTGTGTAAGGGGAAGGGAGGCAATTACAACATGCCGACCCGTCGGTTTTCAAGTGAAGGTTTTTTCTGTACAAAATATCCGCTTCAGGAAGAAAACCGACAAGCCAAGAAGATAACGCTAAAACCGACAACTTACGTTACGCCTCTGGGAGTACAGTATTTCCTCCGGAACAAGGATATGATTTTGTCTTTTTTGAAAGCTGAGAAATTAAAACGTAGTAATAAGTGATTGAGTTAAGAATATGAATCAAAGAAGAAGATTGTCTGGAAAGTTTGTTCTGTGTTATATCAACCTATGCTACTTGTTTGATCCGGCTGAAATGATGTTCATCTTGCATATGATTGATATAGAGAATATGCGAGGTTGTGGTTATAGTTCAGTTTGGAGCAAAGACTTTATGATGAAAAAAATGGGGCTGGGAGAGAGGTTGTTTGATCGTTGTGTGAAGAGGCTTATGGAAATAGGATTGTTGGATCGGAAACTTGTAGGGAACAAATATTCTTATTCCCTGGATGTGGATCAATATGAGAAGCTAACCCAAATTCTCACTGTTACGAATGATGTTCATCGATTGAAGTCCTTTTGTGAATCTGTGTTCGTGAAAGGGCAACGGGCTATTCAGGATGTAACTGAAGAGGACTGGTATAAACAGGGAAGTTGATGCTTTAAAACTGCTCTACTGCAAAATGTAGGTGTTTCTACCTGCAAAAAGCGTTGTATAGTAATAATAGATAAATATAATATATTCTTTTTCTTATGTAAGAAAAAGAATCAAAAAGAACATACTTAATGAGTAGCCCCATTGCGGGGCTACTTTTGTACTTATATTGTCTTTTTATATACTTGAATAAAAAAAATCGTGGCAATGGTGTTAAAGTCTTGTATTTCTTTGTTTTTGTGAAATTTAATAGTTTATTTTGTCAGAATCAAAAAAATCTAGGACTAAATTAAATCTAATGCAAAATGGGAACAGTATATGCTTACGTGAAAGGAGTTACGTTATTGAAGCTCCGTGTTGAATGTAATGATCCGTTGTTAACATATTATCAAAACAAATATTTTATAAATGCTGTTAAGTTAATAGGTGAAACATATGGACAGAAATATTTTGGTAAATGTAAAGTGGAAAAGTATTATTCTCTGGGTGTTAAGTTTTTACAGTGGTATCTAGCAAATGGACCAGCTAGACAGCCTGTGAATAAAGCTCAGATACGTCGAATGGCTTATCCTAATTACAAGAGAAAGCATGTAATTAAAATTCCATTAACACTGATGACTATTCTTAAAGCTGTCCAGGAGTTGGTTGACGATAACTCTGTAGCATGTAATGCATGTAAATTAGAAAAAAAGAAATTCTGTCAAGAAAGAAATAAAAAAAATATTTTGTGTAAAGATTATTTGCTTAAGGAATTACTCGATTGCCTTTGTGCATATAGAGGACGATTGGAACCAGGCTGTAAAGCTTTGGATATTTTATCGAAGTTAGATGGTTTTACCAATAACTGTAAGTAAATGAATGTATACTTTGATGATAACACTAATATTCGTTATCATATTTTTAAAGAACTGTCTAAATATAGAAAATTTGTAACAAAGTCTAGTTTAGACAGAATTAATGATTTTGCAGTACCTGTTTTTGCAGGACTAAGTACAGCTTTGCTTTCACAAGCAATTGAACAGTTTTTTGATATTAAGGATTTGTGGCGTATTTTATTTTATTTCCTTACGCCAATTGTTTTGTATATTGGTATTTATAAAGTGTCAAAATTGGTTGTATATTTATATCGTTATAAATATCGGCCAACAAAGGGAAATCAAATTGCAAAAGTTGAGAATGAGGTTGCTGACATTGAAGAGCGTAAAGCAAAGTTTGACTATGAGGTTATAAAGTTAATGTATGTCTCTTTTACATTAATTCTTGAGGGTGATGGTTTGGTTAAGAGGGAATCTGAAAATAGAAAAGATAATAGTATATTGCAGGAATACTATTTAATGGAATCGGTTTTGCATTTGTCAAGAGCTTTGGTGAAAACGAGTGAGGTATTACTTCCTTCTAAAATAGATATACCAACAAGTAGAATACAATTTGTTCTAAAGATGGCTTCGGAGATAATAACTTTACAGCGATCAAATCCATTTGAGAAAAATTATAGTGAGAATATAACTTCGATTATTGCTGAATATGATAGAATTATTGAAGCTGTTAATGAGAGGTATTCTTTGAAATTAGAATTATATCCAGAGTTAGAGGTTTGATGTGTATTTGAAAAAAAGTTTGCGTTTTTTAATATAATACAATATTTTATGTTGTAAAGTGAAGTTGTTGTGTTTGTCTAAAGAGTTACCATGTTTTAATTAATTGAGGATATGGTTAAATAGTTGTTTTTTTTATTTATTGATATTTGTGCCTAAAGTTGACAAAAAAGTCTTTGCGATTGTGTTATATATACTTTTTTGATCTATCATATCTATTCTTGCTTTTATTTATATAGATAATTTCTGCATTTTGTTATTGAAAAATATGATGTTGAATCTGTTTTTAATGCAAATAAATAATGATTTTGCCTATATATTATTGTGTCATTTCAAGTATGTATATTGTGGTTGAATAAATAAATGTTTTGCTAAGAGTTTTACTATATATAAATTGTAGTATTAAGTATACTTAATATTAAAATGAAACTTGAAAAATAACCTTCCGTATATATATGGAAACCGCACCCAAGACGGCACCCTCCCTTTTCTTTTTTTTCTTATGTAAAATTGTTATTGTGTTGATTATTAGTGTTTATCTATTTTTACTTTGTACAAAAGTAAAAGTAAATGCTTAATTTATTGAATAGGAACTGATAAATTGAAACATAAAAATCTTTTTTACCCTGTTTTTATATAGTCCTATATATATTAATCTGTTGTAAATTAATGTCTACAATAATACTTTCTATTTTTATATGTGTACAATCCGTTCTTTTTACATTTTTGAGAAAGTAAAATTTTTTTTCTTTAAAAATTCATCTTTGTAAGTGGTTGAATATTAGATGTATAACAACTCTCCTCGCGCGTGTGTATACAGCTTTCATTTTAGAGGCTTTTCTTCTTATTCTCAAAAAAAATAATTCAAAAATAATTTGTCAGTATGAATATTTCATTTTTATTAGTGGTGTTCTCAAACGGAAACGAGAGAGAGCAAAAACAGATAGAAATATCAAACAAAAGTTCTTTTACATTTTTACCATAGTTTGAAAAAAATCGTTTTACCGCATACGGAAACGAAACGGATAATAAAACGGTTTATAATACATAACAAAGCGCAAAGATAGGAACTTTGCAGTACGTGAATAATTCGTAAATGTACCTTTGCATTATTGTACGACTATAAACAAATAATTCTAGTTAATAAGAGGATTAATGATTATTTATTCCTAACTGTTAACAGAAAAGAGTTAAGGCAATTAGTGCAATGGATAACTACATATTACGTGAAACATAGAACGTACAAAACAAAACGTTCGCTTATTGAATAATTCGTTTTGTTTGATTGAATAAATATTTACTTTTATTTTTCCGTTATTCTGTAAATATTAGCACAAATATCTATTCAATTATTTTGCAGAATAACACAAACAAGTAAAATAATTACTATCCTAACAACGTACATAGTACGTCGTATTGTGGGGGGTGGTTCGATTCCAGTCCCCACATCAATATGTGCACGTTGCACTTAGATAATACGTAAAACTATGAACACATTAGAAATTAAATCCCAGATTGTAAGTGTTTTAACAAGTGTTGAATTTGTTCAGATGTTATCTGACAGGTGTATGTCAAACGTTGTATTACGTGACAAAAGAACTGACAGATTTATTGTGCTCGAAACTGTGAAATTATTTGCAGCAAAGAAAACTCCGTCGAAAACAGAGTTGCAAAATGCATGGAGAAGTATGTTTTTCCATACATGGAAAGCTAAATTCATCATTGAAGATACTGCAAACAAAGACCTGAAGTGTGGAAATATATTCCGCAATCTTGACAGGTTCGACGTATTAATGTACTTCGCAGGAGAATTGGTTTTTGATACCGCCAGGTTCAATTTGGATTTGGTCGAAGGGCGGGTTGGACTCACCCCTAAGTCAAAAACTCGTGAGAATTTTGCCACCAACAAAGACCTAAAAGCACATTGTTACAAGATGGCTGATAGCGCTTGGAAGATGCTGAATATTGATGAACTTGTATTGAAATCATTGGTAGAAGCAAAGGATGAACCGGCGGAAAAGGCTCAATCAGGTGAAAAAGTAGAAAAGCCTGATATGGCTTCTGTCGTGGAAGCTGTAACAGAGACAGCTGCGGAAGTTCAGAAGCAAACCACTAAAGCCGCATAGTTACCAGTTTACTGTCGATACATTCCGGAGGTTTCAAACCTCCGGTGTGTACATATAGTAGAATAAAAGTAATTAGATGGGAGTAAAGGTATTTACTGTTGGGGATTATATTTCCCAGATAGGACGGGTGAACCGTTCCTGTAAAGAAAAACCGAACACGTATCAGATACATGCGCAGCAAAAATACATGGGTATCAATACGACCAGATACCGCGTGAATAATGTGTTGTTTAAAAATGTGTTGTATGTAGATTATAATGAAACGTATGTAGGGATAGTGTGTAAGGGCGATGTTGAGTCTGTCCGACTCTGCTGTGACAAATTGAACGCTATCGGGGATGTGAAAGCAGAATGCAATGACTTGGGTAGAAATGTGGTGGCAAAAATTGTTCCTGTGAATTTTCTTCAGGTTCAAAAATTTACTTGCGAAAAATATGGTAGTGATATAAAAAGTAAAACCTATAGAATATATTGAGTGGTAAGTCCAAAAAAATACACGAAATCGATGAAATTTCGTGTATTCTATAAGATTTTGTCTTGATTTTAACAGTTGGAGATGTCATGTTTATATCTTTTAACCGATTTTCTATTACTTAATTGTAAAAACGAATTTTTTTTTTTTTCTTCAATGAACTCTGTCATAAAAGAATAAATAGTAATTAGTATTGCAATATGATTTAATAGATCGAAGAAATTCTCCACGATCAAATCACCATAAATTGTAATATAATTACCAAGTTCTAACATCACACAATAATTTAATACCAAAATTAAATAATTATTTTTTATTCTCCAGAATTTGTTATATGTTATTTAGCATTGAACCATAAAAAAAACATGATGTGGGGGATGTTTTCAAACGAAACTCTGAAAGGTGTATTGAGTTTTGATAATGTGTGACCGGTGGAATTACCACAAGTAGTTTTCCATTTTTTTTCTAGGAGCACATGTTATTAACGTTTAGGTTATATTTTCTCCGGCGATCTTTACTCCTTATATGTAAGATATTAATCAAATGTAATTATTTAGGATGTACCATAATAAAGGTTGGCAACGGGTTCGAGTCCCTATCATTCCACTCTTCGAATAAAATTCACTTACTTCTTAGCATCGTGAGATGCCGGTCCCACCCAAGATGTAACACGGGATACACAGTGCAGCAGGGCTGCTTAAATCACACTTAACTGGGTGATCTGTGTCCCGCTGTTATCCTTCCAGTGTGACCTTTTGACAAAGATGAATAGAATCTATTGAAGTGAAAAATGAGGCAAGTTGTAGAATTTGAATGAAAAAATATCAGTTTCTCTTCACCTGTTTTCACCGAATCTCCCTTAGTCTTTATTTACATGACACTATAAAAACAATTATATAATGGATAGAAAAGATGTTGAAAAGTTGTTGAATTACAATGCGGATGTGTGTAATAACCTTCATGCTTATGTGACAGCCTATGTTGAATGGGTAAGAGATAATGTAGATAAGAGTGAGTTTTGGATACATTTTGGTGTTGCAGACTTTATGGAAAATTCTCGTTGTGGGGCAGTCCTGGGCTTCGAAGGAGATGATGAAAGAATATACCCATTGAATTGGGGCGCAGGTTATCATTTGGGTGGTGATTTTGAATGCTGGGTTCCTAGTACATCTGAGAAAATGACGATTGATTTTGCTAAAAGAATCCCAGGTTTGATTGAAAATGGACTGAAAAAAATCCAGCAGTTTAATGATGATGTTGCTGAAATTTTGAAAAGTAAAGTAGAATTTATAAGTAAATCAAATGATAATGAAGAATAATGAAGTTTCCAGCCAACAAGTATATGACACTCTAATCAATACTGTTGGTACAATTTATGGTTCCCCGCGAGGGCGAGAAAATGTGGGAAGTCGTAAATCCGTAAAGCGTAAACAAATATTCCGAAGGAGAGTATTTCTTATTTACAATAAGGCTTATGACAAAGGTGGTGCGTACTGGGGGATGGGTGATCCGCTTTACGTAGAGTTTACTTTGGATAAATCTTATGTCAGGTTCTTTAGAATAAAAGCTGAGTCATGAGAAATTCCGATCCAATAACATACAAAGGTGTAAAACACTCATCTGCATTCATTTATATAGAAGGTACGATAGGTTATGTCCGTATTGCATCTTTATCGCTCCAGAATGCCTTAATAGAAGATGGGTTATTTGATGATGAGACTCCAAAGGATGTCGAAGCTGTCGATAACCAAGTTGCATATTATGTCAGCGATGAGGAGTTTCTTCTTCCGGTTTCGCAAGTAAAGAAAATTGTAAGGACGGCTTACGGTGAGACATCTTCTTTCCCAACTGGTCAAAAAACTATCCGTGAACTTAAAAGGGGGGACTTTTTCCGTCTGAGAAATTCTGATACATCCTCAGTTTGGGTACGTGGAGATTATGATCCTGCCTTACGAAAGTACTCTACACATAAATTTGATGATATAAATCATGAACGATTTATGAAAGGGAAAACTTTTGTATTTGTGGGATTTACATTTTGATATTAATAGTTGCATGATATTAAAAGAATAAGATTTATGGCGCAATATTTAAATGGACAATTTGTGCAAATGGTAAGAAAACAGTATCCAGATGTATTTTACCTGAAAATTGATGTTGAGGCTCCACAAGATATCCTTATGGGTTTGAGTAGGTTAGGTTACACACAAGAAAATGACTCAGGAGAAGATTGGTTAGATGAAGAATTTCTTGAAAATAAGCCATTACAGCTTGTTGTAGCAGGGATGAGTCTTTATGAAGATGAGGAGTTTGATTATAAAGATCAGCTAACTTCATTAGGTGTTCGTTCGCCGGAAGAAGTTGAACACAAAAGTCTCAAAGAAATGCTGCTTTTATTTGAGACTCAATTAGGAAGTCAGGTATTGAAGCTTAACAATGCAGAAGATTATGAATCGACATTGATCTATTTAACTCCACATGGTACACCAATTGCTTTCTCTAATAAAGTTAGGTGTTTAATGCTTTCAGGTCTTACGGAGGATGAAGCGTATAAAACAGCATTGGACCCCATTGATTTAGAGTTATACTATGAAATAGGCTATGGACTTTTTGCCGTAGAATCTGAATCAGTTGAAGGGGGAGCAATTTGTTCCCCATATTCTGGAAAAGAGTTAGAGGAAGCAGAAGAGGTGTTAGAAAATGGCTCAGAAATTGAAGGAACAAGCCAGGGGGAAGGCTTTGGAGTTATTAATGCCTTAGATGAATCACATGTCAAAGTTGCCTATCTCCTGAAATCCAAATTAGACGGTATTGTTCGTCAAAGCCTTATCAACTTTCTCGGTAGAAATAAGAACCATGTAATTATCCCGGAACATGACAATGGACCATACGGTTTATCTATGCTTGATATGGGATATCAAACATTCTATTTCTCAACAATGAGCTTTGATGGCTGTAAAATTCAGTTTTCTGGCACAAACGAAGATTCTGAACAACTAGAAATAGATGAAGATTATCTACCTGATAATGGGATGTTGTACCTGTATGATTATTTGATTACAGGTGATTATTAACTAATAGAAATCAATTGAGTAATATGAAAAGAAGCAGAATGCTAAATGCAATCAAATCTCATATCGATCAGAATAATGGCGTGTGGGATTTTACTAATGACGAAGGTAAGCCGATGGGATATATCGCTGTTGGTAAAGAGAATTTTCCTGTAAGAGACTTGGCTTTAGATCAAGATAATCGTCCGTGTTTTCTTGTCCCTTTGGATATCGCTTCAGAGAATGAGATAAGAGATATTTTAGATTGTATGTAATAAAACAAGATATGGCAACAATGACACTAAAACAGATTAATGACATAAATGGTAAATGTCAGAATGGATTTCGCTTTGACCAGCAATCATTTGTAGAGAAAGGCGAAAAAGGGCTTGTTAAAGAGATAGTGATCCAGAAAGATGAAAAATATATAAAAGTATCGTTATACTGGGTTGATGAGATCATTAAGCAAAAAAAATGAACATCAATGTTTAGTACCAAGTTTCACAAGAAAAGTATTACCCCAGGTACATGTCGCTGTATGGCACAAAAAAGCTTCTGTTTCCTTCTGGGGCAGTTCTGGACTCGGTGAGTTCCACCGGTTTAAAGATTTTCCCTCAAACAAGCGTCTGATGAATGAGCTGTGTAAAAGAACTGAGCTCGTGACCGATGAATTGGTATGCTCCATGCTGCCTGAAAGAGAACGGGAAGAGTTCGAAAAGCTATTCCTTCAGAAAAGTGACGAATCCCAAAGTTCAGAGAAGTGATAATAGATCCTAAAGAACTTACCACACACCAACGAGGTGTGATCCTAAGAGGTATTTGTAATGGAACAGCTTTGAAAGATAAAAATCCCAATATCTCAGAAAACAATACGGTTATAACTTGTGACAGCCCGCTGGGGTTTTTGAACATATGCTGTATAAGTTGCGATGCTGAAGTTTTTGGACTTAAAGCTAAATTCCATTTTGACGAAATTATTAGTATAGAATTTTCCTAAATATATATGCAAGTTGGAAAAAACAGAGACAAAAGAATTTACAATACTTGGTAGGAAATTTACCTTTCTTCGTTATGGTGATCAATGGGTTATTCCAATAATTAGCAACTATACAGATGGCTTAGGGTGTCCTGTGGCGATGTTGCTCTATACTTTGACGAACGGTGAATTAGAACTATACAATTGCGTGACAGTCAATCTACCAAACTGTAATCGGACAGCAGGTTGTCAATTTATTGACACAAACAATAATGATATCGGTATTGTGGACTGGCTTGAACAGAACGGTTTGGGTATACGTACTGGAAATATTGGAATGTCCGGTATGTGTCAATATCCTGAATTTGACTTTTACAAGGGTGAGAAATTCTGGGAATCCAGAAAAGAGAGTGAGGAATTATTAAGAAAGTTAAAACTATAAACATGGAAGTAATCTCTTTAACAAAACGGAATGCACACTGTGCAACCATGATTCGCCGGAAAGATTCACCTGAAAGCACCCCGGTCCCTTTTCTTTACAGAGCACGACGCGAAGGTATGATAGGAAGTTTTTTCCATTATGTAGAAAATATAGAAGATGAAAACTTACTTCCAACGAGTAAGTTCGATGAATGGGAAATAGTGGCTACTAAACATCCAGCCTACCTTGATGAATATTGGGAGCTTGCAGTCCGTGCCTTTGTAGGGACTTCCTTTAATTCTGAAGATAGAGGAGAATCAGCAATAGCCTCACATGAGGAAGAATTGCACACAGATCTTCAGTATATGCCGGAAGATCATAAGCCTCGCTATATTGAGAGTTACAAACGATATTTCTCTGACATGCTTTCTGCTCATTCACGGTGTGCTAATGCGATGATTACGGGACCTGCCGGATTTAACTCTCGAAAATATAATAAAGCAGATAGTGCTTATTATAATAAGTATAAAGACTTTCGTGAGTGGCGTAAGCGTGCATTGAAATCAATTGAGAAACATAGAGATTCTCAGAAAAGTAATGAGGAAAGGAATGAGGAACTTTGGCAGGCTGTAATGGAAGATATTGACTGTACAGCAACCACTATCGTTCGTATTGATAAAGGAGTGGAAAGGGGCTACAGCCGTTCGCTTTTTATCAGTAACCTCTTCGGACGTATCGCCACCCATGCTGGTAACGGGAACGTCGAGATAGTGGACAGGGCCATCGCGTTGGTACGCCAGTGGAACGCAAAAGTGAAGAAGCCTGTTATAACGGAGCGCCATAAGTTCTTTACCTTGCCGGATGTTGCCCGCAAGGCCCGTGAGAAAATGGGAGAGACCGCAAACCGTGAAAATAAGGAAGTACGAGTCAACGGGGTAACGGTCATCTGGAACTATCAGGAAGACCGCCTCCAGTTAATCTTTGACGAGAAACCCGATAAGGAGGCCCGGGAGCTTTTACACGGTACATACCGCTTCAATTGGTCATCCCGTAACATGGCATGGCAACGCAAGTTGACCATCAATGCAGTATATGCGGCAACGAAATTTTTGAAAGTAGAAAAATTGTAAATCGTAAATACATCATGAAATACATAATAGATTCCCGTTATTTCAAAGGCGAATGTGTCACGTCGATGGGTGATAACCTTCATAGTGACTACGGAAACGAGACGTTGGAAGAACTTCGCGTAAGAGAGAAGAACCCATATTTGATAGCCGTCACCCCGGAAAGAATGAACCTGCTCGTAAAACGTTATCAGAATGCTCTTCAAACACCGTTCAAAGAGATTACGGAAGAAAGATACTGGGACCTTCTTAATTGTTTGCCCCCGGCACGGATGGGAAATAGCTTCTTCTTTGTTGGGGAACCCTATTACGGAAACCTCTATCCGTTTTGCTTCAAGGCAAATGGTAGATATTTCCACGGCGAACGCTCGATCCGACTAACAAATAACGATATATACGCTCAGATAAAGGCTCACATGGTGCTCCTTAACCGGTATCCAGCGCTTATCAAGGGAGAAGCCTTTCACAAGTTCCTTAGTTGGCACAATAAAGTTGTGACCTATGTGCCTTATCAGTTTGATATGGAAGGGAAACTGTATTTCCTCCAGAACCTCATGACCGAAACGGGAAACCCACACGATGAGCGGAGATGCCGGCGGGAACTGGCGGCGCTCCTTCTTAACCTCCGCCGGAACCATTACCAGTATTGCACGTTCTACTCTGATAAGAGGGACATTTTCGAGTTCTTCGACTGGGTGAGGAACAATAACTACACGCTAGAGGTACACGGTGCCCTCCTCAGTTTCAGCCAGGAAGAAGGCTTCGCTGATTTTTGCGGCAATATCGTGGAATACTCCGCCTCCTTCCGTTTCCGTATCTACTCACGTGAGTTATTGCGGCATGTGATCAACCAGCTACGAACGGTAAAGAGAAGAAAGTTATGGGAGTGAGAAGGATAAGCAAGGAGGAGGTGGCACGTCTGGTGTATGACAGCCTGAACAAGATGGAAGAGGGTATAACAGACTACGTATTCCATAAGATAGAAAAGCGGACAAAAGATGTCCTGATTGTCAGGGTAAGCTATATATGGTCTTTACACGGGCATAAGAAACCGGTTAAAAACATCCAGTGTGCATTTTATAACGAGAACGGTAAATGGATACGAATAACATAAAAAATAAATAATCTAATGGAAATATTCGAATACAAGGTTGACCTACACATCAATACTTGGCAGAGGGTGAGTGTACTGGTACATGCCGCCGATAAAGAGGAGGCGAACCGAAAAATCACCTCACTCGCCAAAGAACATCCCCTTTCTCTTGATAACGGAAATGAGGACATCGAGATAGACCACCTGGAATACCTCCATGATACGGAATCTCTCATCGAGAGTACCATGGAGGCTCCAACGGTGGAGGTATACGATGCGGAAGTGGAAAGGTTCGAGGCTAAAAATGCCTTGTATACTAACAAAAAGTAATACAATAAACCCAATAAGAAATGATGAACAAGGAAAAAGTTAAAAAAATGGTGGGGTTACTCGATTCTTACGAGAATATGCAGAAAGAGAATAACGTAACCCGCATCGAGTTCCACACTTCCAGTGGAGAAAAGCACGGAGTCGAAAATCCCGAGATCATAAAATTGCTGCTTTCGGTGGCCGTCATCGAACTGGAACGCC